TCAGGCTTCAACTGTTCGCATCAGGGTTGCCAGCTCATCCTTCACCGACTGGACCTGCGGGCCGATAACCACCTGCAAATTGTGCTGATTTAACTGTACCACGCCGATGGCCCGGTTGGCTTTCAGGGCGTTGGTATCCACTTTTGACATATCCGCCACCGACAGACGCAGGCGGGTGATGCAGTTATCGAGCGAGGTGATGTTATCCGCACCGCCCAGCGCCGCCAGAATGGCCGGTGTGTTGTAGCCGGATTTGCCCACGGTCCCGGCAACCGCCTGTTCAACGCTGCTCGCCGTATCGGTATCGCGGCCAGGCGTTTTCAGGTTAAAGCGGGTGATGGCGAAGCGGAAGATGCCGTAGTAAACCGCAAACCAGATAGCCGCCACGACCGGCACCAGGTACCACTTGGTGGACAGGCCGTGCAGGATCCCGAACACCACGAAGTCGATCACGTTGCCGTCGGTGTTGCCGATGGTCACGCCCAGCACCGCCATCACGGTAAAGCCCAGACCGGTCAGCACCGCGTGGATGAGGTACAGCACCGGTGCGACGAACAGGAACAGGAATTCGATTGGCTCGGTGGTTCCGCCCACGACGCAGGCGATCACGCCGGAAATGAGCAGGCCTTTAATTTTATGACGGTTTTCCGGGCGCGCGCAGTGGTACATCGCCAGCGCGGCACCCGGCAGGCCGCCGAGGAAGGCAGGCATTTTACCCTGAGACAGGAAGCGGGTGGCGCTTTCCGAGAAGCCGTGGGTGGTCGGACAGCTCAGCTGCGCCTGGAAGATGGTCAGCGCGCCGCTCACGTCGTGACCGCATACCTCCATCGTACCGCCCGCTTCGGTGAAGCGAATCAGGGCCACCAGGATATGCTGCAGGCCAAACGGCAGGAGCAGACGCTCGCCGGTGCCGAAGATCATCGGACCGAAATCTCCCGCGCCGTTGATGATGCGGCCAATGCCGTTGATGCCCATCGCAAAGACCGGCCAGATCAGCGGAATGATCAGACCAAACAGTCCCATCACCACCAGGGTAACAATCGGCACGAAGCGGGTACCGCCGAAGAAGGCCAGGGCATCCGGCAGCCGGATATTGTGGAAGCGCTCGTGCAGCATCCAGATAATCACACCCGCGATCACTGCCCCGAGGATCCCGGTATCAATAGACTGGATGCCGATCACGCTCTGAATGTTGTTGGCTTTCAGCACGGCGGCGTCGGTGGTCGGCAGAATGCCTTTCGCGGTCAGCCAGAAGTTAACCGCCAGGTTCATCACGGCGTAACCCACAAACCCGGCAAACGCCGCGACGCCTTTATTTTCGCGCGCCAGGCCCAGCGGGATAGCAATACAGAACATCACGGGCAGGAAGCTAAACGCAAAGGAGCCGACTTTACTCATCCAGATGAATCATGATTGAAGTGATATTAATATGTTAAATCAGATAGTTAAGGTTATGCGGTTTTTCTATGGGGCATCAGTGGGGCATTTTGAGTAAATGATGCGTTCAAAATGCCCACCTGGTCATGGTTGTTCTCGGTCATCCATTTACCGTAAACCGTGAATAGCATTTGCGCTGACGAATGGCCCATCTGGTGCGCAACGAAATTTGGGTTCGCTCCGGCGACCAGTGCCCAGCACGCATATGTGTTTCTGGTTTCATAAGACCGTCTTTGTCGGACGCCTGCACGACGCAGGGCAGTGCGCCAGGCTGAATTAATGGATCCTGGGACGTAGCACATCGTCTTCTTACCGTTCATTGAAGTAATGGACGGCGAGAATATAAAGGTGCATTCATCGGTTCTCTTTTTTTTGTATTCCCGTAGGCTGACGCTTACCTTGTGGGATGCCATCATTCTGGTCAGTGGCATTTGCGCCTTGAGTGCATCAATTGCTGGCTGGGTCAGCTGTATTGTTCGAATCCCGGCGTTGGTTTTTGGCAGGGTGAAGTTACCCTTCAGGGAATAGTTCCGTGACACCGTAACAGTCCAGTTAACAGTATCCACATCCTCCCAGGCTAACGCGCTTAGTTCGCCATGCCTGACACCTGTATTTACCGCAAAGATAACCATATTCTGAAACTGTAGCGTTGGGCAGGCCGCAACCACTCGCTGATACTCGTCAGAAGTAAGAGGATCTGGAACGGGCCTTTCTTTTGCGAGCGGGGTGATGCCTGCCATCAGATCCGTTTTCAGGTAGCCACTTTTGAAAGCAAAGCCCAGCATCCCGCCAAGACATGCCATATAGCTATTGACTGTAGGAACGCTTCTTCCCTTTTTGGGTGGATGATTTAGGCCATGTCTGGTCTTCTGCCAGCCGTTCAGTAGCTCCTTCCTGGCACTAAGGATATCTTCAGTGTTCAGGCTGCCGATATACCTGTGCTCACCAATTGTTTCGATAGTGGTTGTGAGGTGGCAATCGTAACGCCTCAACGTCCCGAGGCTAAGCTCCATCTCTTTAAGCCCAAGCCATTTCGATTTCAGTTCAAGTAGTGAGATTTGCTTTCTGACAGTGCTGAATTTCTCTGCGTTCGATGAATCAGGGAATTGCGAGGCATAATTGAATGTGCCTGTCTTTATCGCAAAGCAGACTGAAGCCCGAAGTTCGCCTGCCATTTTCCTGTTTTTTGGCGTGTCAGGAACGCCGAGATTTTCCCTGACACGCTTCCCCTGATATATGAACCATATGCGTAACGATTCGCCATGAACCTCTACGCCTGTTGGGTATGCTGCCATAATCATTCCTCGTTTGATGTGCCAAAGGACATTTAAGCAGATATTCTCCGGCGTTTCGCTGGGCTTTGGTGCTCGATCCAGTGGTTTATCTCATCGCGGTTATACATGATTGGGCTGTTTTGCTTAGGTGCCATATCAGGGGCAACATGGCGATAATGCTTTCCCTCCATCCAGGTAGACCGGCGGGCATGCTGAATCATGTGCTTTGACATGCCGGTTGTCGCAGTTAAAAGTTCCTCTGTGACCCATTTATTCGGTACCAACTGAATAATGTCGCTCATGGTTTTCTCCAGGCAAAAAGAAGCCGCCCATAGGCGGCAATAACATCAAGGGATGTGAGGCAGTGCTTTCGCACCCAATAGCCAGCTCATAACTGGCTATCAGTTGCGTCATGGTTTGATGTGAAGGCGCGGCTCGCCGTCTTTCGGCTCCGGCCATTCACGCGCCATGTTCACTTTTAGCTTTTCTTCCATAGCCGCGGTTATTTCCTGGTCACTTATTCCCGCACGGCGTTGTGCATCCCATAACAGGAATTGCATGTCAGCCCATTCGCTGAGGTCGCCAACATCATCTGCAGCTTCAAGTGCTTCTTTCGACAGATGCTTAAGCGGGCCGATCGGACCGACATCGCCGAAGGTCTTTTCTGACCATTCAGCGTGGCGCTGGCGAATCAAGTTTCGTAGCTGAAGCGATGAACCGGTTTCGTATTGCTGCATAATCTCTCCTCATGCCGCACGCTGGGCGCGCAGCTTCTTCAGGTGATCTGCTGTTTCGATTTCTTCGGCGATCCGCTCAGCCTGTGCTTTTGTCAGCGGCTCGAAATCCTGGTTAAAGCGGCCCATGCTGGCGATGCAGGTGCGGCCGTTGCGGATGTAGTGGATTACTTCGTGGGTAGCACGGAGGATTCTGCAGGGCGCGCCGAAATCATCGGCGTACCATGTATTAGGCTGGATTATCCTGAACATTGGCTAGCTCCTGACTGCGTTTTAACTCCTCGCGGTATGCAGTAACCTCTTTAGCCTTTCTCTTCTGCCGAGGTGATGGTTTTGCATGCTCCCAAACAAAAGGCCAATTGCTACCCCACACCTGCCAGCGTCTATTGCTGATCCGGTAGGTGTTGTTGATGTGGGCGCCAACCAGCCGACGGGCCTTCCTGTTATCCATCACTCTTCATCCTCCAGGTCTGCCACGGCATCCATAACATCGGATCCGCGAATCATCTCGAACGCCCGACAAGCCATTTCGAAACACAGGCGCTCATGCGGGTGAGGGGAGTTCCAATACTCAAATCCAGGCCGGTGCGAATAGCCCTGCATCGCGTAAAACTCCCCGGCAAGCTCTATCGCGGCGTCTACCAGTTCGCGGTTGGTCATTACCTTTCCCATCACATCCCCCTCTGCTTATTCTTGAGTTCGATCTCTTCCTGGCACTCCGCGCAGGTCTTGCAGCCGGGAACGGCAGCGCGACGCGGCTCGGGAATTGGTTCATCGCATTCTTCACAACGTTCAGCTGATAAAGCGTTGCGGTTTAGCTGGTGAGCGGAAAGGGCAGCGTTACGCTGAAGCCCTTCAATCTCTGCTGCTGTATCGATGATGTCCGGCATAGTTACTCCTTACCTAGGGCTTTGTTGATGGCATGCAGTGCCTTCTTTCCGGCGGGTTCATCTTCGAGTCGCCAGTTACCGGCATCGCCTGAATCAGCGAGCTGCTTATAGTTTTCGAACAGGCATTGCAGTGCATCCAGCAAATCAGGCGCGGCTGCTATAAGCTGCGCGTCCTCTATTTCATTTCTCGTTGCTGCTTCGATGTACGTGTCGCCAATTGTCACGCCATGGAAAGTAGTCATCATTTCGTTCACGTTTCTAATCGTGTACTTCCATTCGCCCGGCGTACCCTTAAACTCTCTCATAATCAATGCTCCCGGAACTGTCGGTTAATTCGGTTGAAGGTGAACGCCAGCAATAAAAAGGGAGCCTTAAGCTCCCGGGTGATTAACGATTTCATGCGGCTCGCTCCGCCATTATTTCGGCCTTCTGCTCGTCGTTGAGCATGTCGTCAGAGACGATCGCCACGCGATTGCTGGCGCTCCACGATACTGGAGCACTTTCCTTCAGAGCCTTATTCAGCGCCTCAGCAGCATCACGCACAACTTGCGGCAAGCAGTAATAGTCATCGCCATCCGGCATTATCTCTTCGCAGTGCTGTTCCAGATCGAACTCCGGCGGGTAGTTAGGCTCGCAGATCATTAACTGCAACTCACTCGGCAGCAGGGAGTGCTCATAGCAATAGTCGGCCAGCGATTCAGCGTCGAAAAAGTAGTGGTCATCATCAAAGATAACTAGCGGCTCTCCGGCCCATACCGCGCGTTCATAGGTGGCGAACTTCGCCTGGCGGCTTTCGCGGTGGCATTCTTCGCAATAGCCATTAGTGCTATGAATCGGGTGCTCATCAGGTTTATTTTTACACTTGCGATGAGTGGCACCGCACCAGCGCGCCTGGTGTTCGTCTTTTCCCCAGAAACGCCCTTGGCGGTCTACCCAGCCAGTTACAGTCTGGATGCTGGCCGCTTCATCGCTGTCCATCATCACGATTTTTTCAGTTTTCATATTCATTGTTCGGCTCCGAACCGCCCGTTAAGGCGGCCAGTTTTGACGACGAACTCCAGGAGGCTAACTCCCAGAGCTTCAATTTTCTTGTGATGCTTGTTGATGATGGGAGGCACCGTTTCGTTCCAGTTAGGCTTTGGCTTCTTGCGCATGGCCTGCTGGATTTCCTCGGTGCAGCGGCGGCAGGCTGCACGGATGGCGTTGTCTGTTTCTGGAGTCATGCGGCCTCCGTTTTCACAACATCGATGGCGCAGCCTGGCAGCAGTTCTACAGCGGCGGTGTCGCACTGGTTTCCCCAGTGGTGCCAACCTGGCGCCGCGCTGCGGCTAAACAACTCAATGCGCGGCACATCACCATAAAGCAGCTCCAGCCGGTGGCGTACTTCCCACGGCTTTTCGCTGTGCGCGCCGAGCGGGCTGTAGACAACCTGCTTAATCCCGGCGTGCTTACGTTCCAGCCCGGCGCCGCGGGTAGCAATCAGCAGATCTTCGGTATTGGCCCGGGTGTGGTTGCCTCCGTTCATGCGCGTCTCGGCGTTAAGCAGATCGAGGAAGTCGTAAAAGTCGGTGACTTCACCCTCAGCCAGCGCCTTGTTGATGCGCAGTTCGGCGTTCTGATTCAGCTTCACCCAGGTAAAGCCCTTCATCGTGCGAACGGCAAAACCCCAGGCCTCGGCCAGTTCGATAGCCTCCTGGTTATGCGTTCCGGTGTACCACATCGCCAGCACGGCGTTTTCGGCGGCAAGTTCCCACACTGGCAGGCGCTTGATGTCGATGAGTTTCATGGTGGAGTAGTGGTCGGCGGCGGCACCGTTACTGATGGTGTTGCCGTAAGACCAAGGGGGATCGACATACAGAAGTGAGTATTTCGCTGTCATGCCGCCTCCTGCCTTTCCCGATATTCCTCAGCGAGACGCTGCGCCTTTAATGGATTGCTGACCACTTCACCCCATGGCATTAGCCAGCCGTTACCAATGAAGGGAAGGCACAGTGAGCCAACCCTGATGTCGTCGTGAGCGTGAGTCATTAGTCACTCCTTGAAGCGCCACCGAGGCCTTTGCGGTTGTCGTTTAGGTATGGGTCAGCTGGCGTGTAGTTGGATGGGGAAGGGGGTGAATCGTCGTTGGCTCTTTCTTGCTGGATGATTTGGTAAAGCTCTTTGCGATCTGCTCGCTCAGAGGGTGAAAGCTTCCGGTCAGGGATTGGCCGGAGAAGATATTTTCGATACTCGGGGGTAAATTTGTTCATGGCTATTTCCTGACCGGATTGGTTATTGCTGGATTAATTTTTGCCAGATCGCAGAAACGTATTTGACCTGATGAATAGCGTCGTCAAGCGCGCTGTGGCGGGTGCCTTCAAATGGCATATCACGCTTAGGGTCGAAGCCGCTCGCTTTACCCATCTCAACTACTGTGCGGACATCTCGGTCATTCCACCATTGCCACGGCGCTTCCTGCCCGATCAGTGCATAGCTGTTACGGAGAATGACGCAGTCGAACGATGCACCGTTGCCCCATACCTGAACGAATCTCGGCTTGGCGTGTTTGGCGATGAATTCAGATAGCCAACACAGAGCGGTGGAAAGCTCTTCGGTGTCATTGGTTAACGCTTTTCGCGCATCCTCGCCTTGCTCCATCCACCACAGGATTGTTGAGGCGTCGGGCCGGGCGCGAAACCTCATTGATGACTCAAGCGATACATTCACCTGGAAGTCATCGCCTATTGCGCCAGTGTTCGGGTCGAAGAATACAGCGCCAATGGAGATGATCGGCGCATATGGCCCGTTACCCATCGTTTCGAGGTCAATCATTAAGTGGTTCATGTTCATCCTTAAATTGCGTGAGACGAGTGTGGTTAACCCGTCTCCGTGAGGTGAAATAGGGGGCGCTTGGTTATTTCGATGAGGAAGGATTAGAAGTCGTTATGGCCCGGATCGTCATCCATGCCGTAGTGATAGCCTGCGTTGCCTTGGGTTGGCTTCTTACGCTCATCCTTATCTTTCAGGGTGGCGATCATCTTCTCTACCGTCTCGGCATTCTTACCTTCATGACGTTCCTGCAGCGTCTGCCGGGTGTCGGCGTTGAATGGCATACGGATATCGAATTTATAGGTATCGCTGCCATCATCCTTTTTCGACAGTACCTTCTGCAGAACCAGGCCGACACGCTTGCCAGCAAACTCCGGCGCTACATACACGCCAGCAGACTTCATGTACTGCGTCAGCTGCTTAACACCTGCACATCCCATGATTGCGTGAATCATGTTCGCGCCGAAGGTGTTTTCGGTTCCGTCCTTTTTCGTAACGTAGACGCTCAGGTACTGGATCTTACGGCCGTCATCAGCTTCACCAGAGAACTCAATGGCTTTTGCTCCGCTCTTTGCTGTGGTCAGCAACGCTTCGCTGATGGTGATAGCGTAGGCCCCAGTTTCGTTAATAAAGCCGCCCATACCGGCGGCCAGTGCTGATTCTTCGCTATAGGTGAAAATTACGTTGCTCATGCGGCGGAGTCCTTAATGTGGTGAATGTTGTTGATGCCGTAGTATTCGCAGATGGTCGCGTCTACATGGGCGAGGTCATTGTCGATTTCATTGGTCTCAAACATCCCCATGGGGGATTTGACGGTGTCTGATCCGTTGTTTTTGGTGGTGAAGAAGAACTTGTCATCGCGGGTGAGGGTGCGGAGAACGATGGTGAACATGCCTTCGACGGTGATCTTCTCGTCCAGCATCTTCCCAATCGTCTTCATCTTCGTCCGGCCCATCTGCGTTTCTTCGGTGTGAGCCAGGAAGTAAACCCGGAGGTTGTCCGGCGCGTCCTGGGCAGACTTGATAACCTCCCATGCGTGCCTGCCAATCTCAGTGAACTTATCGAACGACTTCTCTTCTGAGCGGCGCATAAACTCGTTGCTCATTACGTACTGGAAATCGTCGATGATGATGATGTTCTTGCCGTAGGTAGGCGCGCGTTTGATGACGTTAAAGATGTAATTCCAGTCATCAGATACGACTACGCTTCCGGTCTTTGTTTTGGCATCCCACGGCGTCCAGTCTTTAGAGCGAAACGGAAGCGGCTTGCCTACAGCCTTAATCAGGATCGCATCGGCTGGGTCAACGTTCCGCAGGCTGGTTGACTTGCCGGTTCCGGATTCACCGAGGATCAGTGTTGCTGTGCCCATAGTGCGCCCTCCATTCTCATTTCCTGCTGCTCCGAACGGTAATCGGCGATCGCTTCCTGCGCCGCCTGTTCGTGGGTCATTGGCTGCTCTGGCAGTACATCCGCCATCAGCCTGACGAAAGCATCGTCATCCCAGCGCTCCATAGCACTCATGCCGCACGCTCCTGGTGAAGGACGGTGTAGCCCTGCTCAGCCAGCCATTCGATGACTTCTGCACCGTCGAGCTGGGGGAGTACGTCACGGGTTTTAACGGTGCCGGCCAGGACAACGCCTTCCATCTCAACTTTGATGGTGTTGTGGGGGCCGACAGATGTGCGCATGTCCACGCACTCGCATGTGATATTCATGATTCACCTCAGTAATGAATTTTCGCGCAGGGGATCAGGTCATCTTTCAGAGCGATAAGCACTTCGATAGCCTGTTCGCGGGTTTGCTCGAGAAAGCCATTAAGTCCACCCGCGCTGTAAAGTGCTGGCGCCTGCTCCGGCTTGATTTCGATGACAGTTAAGTCCGTTACTTCGCTCATGGTTTCTCCTGAAATTTGGATGTGCAGATCCCGCCCGCAGAAGCCAGGCCGATCGGTTGAATAGGGTGGTTACTGCTGGATAGGGTTGCCGTGACCGTCCAGAAGGACGTCAATAACGCAGTCACTGAGGCGGATGATTTCTGCGTCGGTGTGCAGATACACCCATTTGCGCTCCTGAATGACTGCTGAGACGCGATAGGTTCGGCCTTCATGCATTGCCATCATGCCGGGCGTGACGCACTGGCGAATGAGCGGGGTGGTACCGTAGTGCAAGTTGCTGCTAATTTTTTGCAAACTCACCATGCTGTTCTCTCCGAAAATCATTAAGGACAGCCACCGCATCTCTGATGGTGCGGTAGTAACCTAAAAACACTCTCTTCCCCGATGAATCAGTTGATCGTGCAGACCATTTTTTAACATCCGGTCGCCATGAGACGCCCTTTACACCAGTCCTGCTGTCGCTTCTTACCGACTTATTGAGGCAGTTTTCATGACGGCTTGCGGCTCTTAAGTTGCACGCCCTGTTATCTGTTCTGTCACCATTGATATGGTCTACTTCTTCAGGTGATTCCCCGGTGCATAAGAAAAATGCGATTCGAGAAAGGAAGTAGTGCCTTCTTCCAATACCAACTCGGAGATAGCCATTATTGTTTTTTGAACCAGCAGGCCGCCCCTTTACAACCCATCCTGATTTCGTCACTTTCCACGTAAATACTCCGGTTTCAGGGTTGTAATCCAGCAAGGAATCTATCTCCTCAGCACTTGGCAACTTGTGCTTTCGCATCATTTTTTCCCCTCCACCTGAGCCAGTAAGCCAGCCATATGCATCTGCCAGCGGTTAAGTACCAACTTTTCACGCGGGTTTGATACCGACGTCAGCTGCCACTCGTTATCGTTGAGCTTTTTGGCGGTGTACTGCTTGCCGTTGTGGGTAACTGTCATGATGCCTCCCGGGCGTGGAGCATTGCATCAGCCAGCAGGTAAGCTCTTGATGCTATCCCATCAACAGTTTCGAAGTAGGCCCCTTCAGGCTCTCCATCAGCACCTCGCGCAGCAACTATCAGCGCTTTTGCAGCGAAATAATCGCGCAATGTCATGCCGCCAGAGCTGACTTCGAAACCATGTAAGTGACCAACTTCGTCGCGCTCCACGATAGAATCACACGGGAAAGCGCGCCCTCCAGTTTTGTTGCTCATAAATCCTCTTAGCCTTATCGCGGCGAACGGAACGGTTAATACAAGACTTCAACGCATTTATTCAGTGTTTCAATGGGCGGAGGATGGCCGCCGGTTGTCATAAATGGGCAGACTCGAAAATCTGCCTATGTATGGCCGATAAAAAACCCGCCGAAGCGGGTTAGTCAGAAATTCTTTCCTTGAGGATTAGCGACCAATCATCAGTAGCTCCGCCAAAGTAAGTGTCGATTTCCTCCACGTCATAATCAGCAGTTGAATCGGACAACACCCTCAAAAATAACTCCAGATGATCGCGGCGAATCTGGTACTGCTTAGCTTCAGCCAGCTTGTGAGGGCATAAGCGGTAAGCAGCAGTTTGGCTAGTTACCTTCGAGAGCCTACAGCAGTGCTTGTATTGCCGAATAAGGGCCGCAAGCGCCTTAGGTGATATTTGTGTATTGAATGTGTCATCTTCCCCGAAGTAACTGTTATCGCATTCACCAATCTTCATCCTCTTGCCCTCTGTAGTTACCCGCTGATGCGGGAGAAATGCTTTATCTATCAGCTGCTACAACTCATCACGAATCTGTGAGAGTGTGCTGATCGCCTGGTAATGACCGCGACGCTGCTCTTCTGTTTTGAACGCACGCATATCGTCTTTTATCGATGCGATTGCCTTATTCAGAACTTCCACTTGCGCTTCTTTAATCGCCTGTTTGCGTGGCTTCTGACGATTCTTAGGAAGGTCTCTTAAACACGCCGGAATGTATTTCTGAGTCATAAAAAATCCTCTTGTGATTCAGCACAGCCCACTCAGCTTCGAATGGACTGGAATAAATCTGTTTGCGCTTCGCACCTCTCATCCCGCCAGTGTTGCCCGTTCCCACGCCTTTATCGCTCTCGCGAGGGGGTAGCCTCACACCGACCGGATCGCGCCCGGTGCTGCGCCGAATTTGTACGTTGGGGTCTAAACAGGATTACCGAGTGCTGTTCCGACTTTGTATGTTGTTAAAAAGCAGGCGACTTGCTGTCCGCCGCTGGCTAACTTCGCTCAGCTGTCGATGTTTCGTTTCGATGGGGTAATTAAACATCATGTGGATTTATAGGTCAACACTCTGTGGATTTATTTTGTTGATTTAATCGTTTCTTGTTGATTTTTATGTTGATTTATTTTTTGGTGGCATAAGTGATATGCTGCAAAAAACATCAAAAAGGGAGTGGGTTATGGACTTGGATGAAGAAAAAGTGAACATGATGGCTCATGCCGCCGGGCGCGCGGTGATGGAGTTATCGCTGGCGGATCTGCCTGTGACGCAGGAGGCTATCATTGAAAAACTTGAACAGTACCGGAAGGAAACTGGCAACGTGATAGGGAAGGGCGTGAACAGGGATGCTGCTGAGATAGTGCGGAAAGGAAATTAAAAAACCCGGCAATGCCGGGGCCGGGGTTACTTGAGAACCAACCCATTTAGTGCATCAAGTATTTTGGCTACATAATTACCAAAAATATATGCGCAAAAAGAGAAAACCACTGTGATGACAACAGCGGAGGCTTTAATGGTGGTTTTAAGCGAGCCAATTGCTGTTTCAATTGTTGCTAACCTGGAATCAATAGACTTAATATCCGATTTAATATCAGATACATCGCGCTTTATGTACTCAATATCGGATTCCAGTCTTGCAACTCTACTTTCCATCTCACCACCTCCGCCGCTACCGCCACCATGTTGTGGAAAACGATCCCAGACGACTGTTGCATCTTCTTTGTGCTGATTCATAGTCTACTCGGCATTAGTTTTTTTGTCATTCTTCTCCAGCCACGATAGAACTGGGTGCGCAGAGAATCTGTTTTCATATCCGCAATTTTTGCAAATTATGCGGTAGTTGTACTGAAGCAAGGAGTGTAATGGTTCAAACCCAAATGAGCTTACTTTTGATGGGTTTACATACGTAAACCATTCTCCAGTCGGCTTATCTCCGTCATAAATTTGCTCGCTGGCCTGTGGTACGGCCATATCTGCACTGCCACATATAGGGCATGAGACGATTGGAACGCCTCGTTCTGCTAGGAATTGAGACAGTAATTCAGGTGATAGCGCTCTAAATTTTCGCCAAAGCACCTCCATTAGCTCGCGCTCTCGTTTTTCCTGATCTGATTCTTCCATTATCCCCTCAGCGTAATTTCAGTGCGCCTGCTAAACCAGTCGCAGCTTCGTCTTTACAGCAACACCGAGTACCAGAATATGCGACCGATTATCTCAACATCATCAATGTCAGCTTCTTCATCCGGATATGCGTCGCCGTTGTAGCTGCGAATGATTAGCTTGCCGCCCGGCTTCCGGTATAGCTGCTTAATGCGCTTGAGCTGCCCGCTACCGCCGTCTGCCTGACCAATGGCATACAGCTTACCGTCAACTATGCGCTTGTTGTTCGTGTCTACGGCTACCGTAGTGCCATCGGGAATGATCGGCTCCATGCTGTCACCTGTGGCCGGGAAGCAGAGAACTCCAGAACCGTCGGTGTTTGCCCCTACTCGGCGTAGTGTTGACTTGGAGAACCTCAGCTTAAAGCCATTATGATCCTCGCATTGAACGCGGCCATCGCCACATGCAAATTCAATATCCTTGAGGTAAGGCACTTCAACCTCGTCCGCAGGTAGCGGTGTGTTTTTGTCCCAGGCATCGACAGTTCCCCACTCAGACTCTGGCGGGATATTGCTCTCCTGATCTTTCTTTGGAGAGCCATCTCCATTTAATAACCAGTCAAGAGAATAACCGAACTTTTCAGATATTTGTTGCGCAGCCTCACGACTTAACGCGTCTCTCTTTATCCAGTTGTTTACGGTCTGAGGGCTGGTCGATAAAGCCTCAGCTAAATCCCGCTGTTTCAAGCCTTCCCTTGTCAGTAAAAATTTAATTCTTTCAGAAATGCTACTCATAAAACCCTCCGCTCCATGCATGGTAAACAACATGTGTATTTTTTCCATCACCATAATGTTGATTTAATCCACATCATGAATTAACATGGTGTTGATTACACATGAGCGGAGCAAATCATGATCAACAAAACATCACAGTTCAGCACGCCGCTTGAGAAAGCCATTGATGCAGTCGGTGGTTCTCAAAAGGTGCTGGCTGAGAAGGTTGGCGTTTCGCCGCAGGCTATCAACATGCTCAAAAAGCGTGGCGGCACCCTGCCGGTGACAAAAATGCGCAAGTACGAAGAAGCAACGGGGCTTCCGCGTGAAGTTCTGTATCCGAATATTTTTGCCGCCTGAGGGCGGCCCTAACCATAAATCACAGGAATTATCGCAAATGGAAAAATCAATGACACGCAACAAAGCGGAGGCACGTCGAATCGAGAGTTGGTTACACAGCCAGATAGCCGAGTTTGGCGCCACCCGTATAGCCGAGGTGCTTGGGGTCAACAAGTCGACCGTAAGCCGGTGGCGGGAGAACCTGGTGCCGAACATGTCGCTGCTGCTGGCCATCCTGATTTCGAACCGGGATGGGGTGAAGGGAGATTTTGAAGCATGAACGCAGAAAGGGGAAAAGCCGCGGTGCTGGAACACCAACGGCTTTCAGGTGCAAAAAAGAGAGTAGTTGCAGGAGGAATAATGGCAAAAAATCCACGCTATTACCATACCGCTGTACATAAAAACATAACCCGCGACCGCTTCATCCGCTCGGTTAATCCGATTGTGGCAGAGAAGATGCGCGCCATCCTGGAAGAACTGAAACGTAAGGAGAGTGGCCGTGGGTAACGTATCCAATTTAGCCGAAGCCAGAGAGGCCAGAAGGCTCCAGAAACCGCGCACGAATGACGGTAAGGGGTTTGCCTTGCTGCACCGTAAAATTATGGATGTGCCGTTCTACAAGGACGCTGAGGCGGCTCATTTATGGGTTCACCTGCTCCTGCGCGCTAATCACGAACAGACAATGGTTTCGACTGATGTTGGCGATGTGATCTGCGAACGCGGAGAGTTTATTACCGGGCGAAACACGCTGGCAATGGAAACAGGTTTGACCGCTGATCGCGTTAAATCACTGCTACGTAAATTCCAGAACCTGGGCATGATCACCACCAAATCGAACAACCGTTTTACTGTTCTAAAAGTGGTCAAATATGACGAATATCAGTCAAATTTTTGTCCAGCCGATGTCCAGCCAGTGTCCAGCGCAAACGCAGTCGTACCAATGCCTGTTGGGGTGGAGTGTCCAGCCGATGTCCAGCCAGTGTCCACAGATAACAATATATTAAATAACTTACTACCTAACGGTAGTAAGTATGTCGCAAATGACCAGAAACCCGCTGAAGAGAAAAAGTCTCGTTTGTCATGCGATGAAGTGTGGCAATGCCTGAAAGACGAACTGCCTGAAGCCAGGGGATGGAGATGCCTCACTGATGAGCGACGCAATCTGATCCGCACATTCTGGGGTAAGGCTAACAAAATTGCCCGCAACCTGGACGGCAAGCCGATGGACATGGACGGTTTCAGAAGTTATCTGCGTTACATCGCTCAGAACTGCCGCTGGATGCTTGAAGACCGACCAGACCAGAAATCCGGGAAGACCTGGCGCCGCATGAAATTCGATAAGTTCCTGACCGAAAAGCTCTACATCGAAGTGCGCGAGGGGGATCGTGATGACCGCTGAATTCATGGCTGTACCTCATAACCTCGAAGCAGAGCAGAGCGTTATCGGTGGCCTGCTGCTGGACGATGACAACAGCGAGCGAGTCCAGAAGGTTCTGGCGATGCTCAAGCCTGAGTCGTTTTACAGCCGACCTCACCAGCTGATATTTGCCGAGATGCGCCAGATGTTTCGCGACAACAAGCCAGTCGATGGTCTGACATTGTTTGACGCGCTCGAAGGCAAAGGGCTAGCGGAGCAGGTAGGTGGCTTTGCTTACCTGGCGGAGATAGCCAAGAACACTCCCAGCGCTGCAAACATCGTTGCTTACGCAGCATCAGTCCGGGAAGCCGCAATGGAGCGCTACGGTATCAACCGCCTAACCGAAGCTACTGAGCTGCTGTATTCCCGCAACGGCATGAGCGCCACGCAGAAGTACGAGGCCATTCAGGGTATTTTCACCCAGCTCGCAGACCATTCAAAAACCGGTAGTCGCCGTGGGTTGCGGTCGTTCGGCGAGGTTATGGATGACTGGGTAGCAGATCTGGAGAAACGCTTTGACCCTTCAGGCGAACAGCGCGGCATGAGTACCGGCATCCCGTCACTCGACCGACTGCTGGCGCCGAAAGGTCTGGTTAAAGGCTCACTGTTCGTGATTGGCGCAAGGCCAAAGATGGGCAAGACAACCCTGTACGGGCAGATGGCGATCAACTGCGCGGTTCGCGAGAAAAAACCAGCGCTGATGTTCAGCCTGGAAATGCCTGGTGACCAGATCCTCGAAAAACTGGTTGGTCAGAAGTCCGGCATAAACCCGAGCATTTTTTACATGCCCGCCACGGATGACGCCGATGACCAGTACCAGGGCGACTACGACGGCGACTTTAAGAAGGCGATCGCTACTGCCGGGCGACTGAGTGAAATAGACATGCTGTATATCGACGACACTCCTGGCCTGTCACTGGCGCATATCGTTAGCGAAAGCCGCCGAATCAAACGCGAGAAGGGCTGTGTAGGCATGATTCTGGTTGACTACCTGACGCTGATGACCGCCGAAAAGGCCGACCGTAATGACCTGGCCTACGGGATGATCACCAAAGGTCTGAAGAACCTCGCCAAAGAGCTTGGCTGCGTCGTCGTGCTGCTGACCCAGCTCAACCGCGAACTGGAGAAGCGAGTGAATAAACGCCCGTTACCGAGCGATTCCCGCGACACAGGACAGATTGAGCAGGACTGCGACTACTGGGTTGGTATCCACCGGGAAGGTGCTTTCGATGACAGCGTGCCGCCTGGAGAAACCGAGTTAATCCTGCGACTCAACCGCCACGGCAGTACCGGTACGGTTTATTGCAATCAGATCAACGGGGCAATTTACGACACAGACCAGCAGGCCGCCGCCGCAGAACGCCGCGGGCGCGAGCAGCAGCCGAAAAAGAAAGGGGGCTTCTGATGAAAGGCAAACAGGCAATTCTGCGTTATCTCGAAACGCACCGGACCTTCACCGCGAAGGATGTGGCCACAGAGTGCGGCATGACCATCAACTGCATCACGAAGAACGCTATCGATCTGGAGCGGGCCCGGAAGATTGTGCGCGTGAGCAAGGTCTGGCGAACGGTGACTTATCGCCTGGCGACGCCGGAAGAGCAGGACGGCACCGCGCGCAGTTGCACCAATGGAATATTTCAGGAGTGCCGGAACAGTCCGGCGATGAGAAGGGTATTGATGGTTTGGGGGAGGGTAGGGGTATGAAAATTTTAAAACTGAGTCAGCAGGCAACAGTTTCTCGTCCGGTCGATTCGATTATCGGTTGGGAAGAGAAAACAATCTACGAGCCAGTTTTTGTTGTGGCTGAGCATATTGAGTCGTTTTTGTTTGCTGGAGTAAGCCACATCAAAATGACCTCGGGCGAAAAGATAGTTGTACGAGAAACACCTGAGGAAATTCTCGCGCTGCTTGGCGTCGTTGTTCAAACGGATAGCCTGAAAACATGGGGTGAAATTGCGCAGAAGGAGGCCGCCCAGTGAGCAACATCGACAAACGCGCATTACGTGAAGCGGCTGAACGTGCAGGACAAAATGACTGGGAGTACGTCTACACCAGCGACCTCAGCGCCCCAGGGCGGGGATATATCACAGTAGGCGGAGCAGAGGCTATCTACTGTCTGAATAAAGCCGCAGGGGGAGTGAAACAGTCTGAAAACGTATTGAGATATATCGCTGCAGCTAGCCCGGAAACAATGCTGGCGCTGCTGAATGAGATTGCTGAACTTGAGCAACGACATTGCGGAACAGCATTGCTTGAGCGAGAAGAAATGCACACCAAAACTCTGGGTAGGATGTTGGATGAGCTGGATGCCAAAGACAAGCAGATTGCAGATTTGAAAGAGGCGTTCAGCATTGCATTGTCTGCTGCTGGCATCGATGTCCCCGCCGCAGCCGGTAAAGGAGAGGCATCATGAGCACTATTACCAAAGAATGGCTGCAGCAGAAAATTGCCGGCATGGAAGCCACCCGCGATGAAATCCCGTTCGGACTAGGCGAAGATGGAACCAACACGCTGGCGGCTCTGCGTATCGCGCTGGCATCGCTCGAAGCGGAGCCTGTGGGTGAGGTTTCCGAGCAGCGTGATGGACTGGTTATGGACGGCACGGTAGACCTCGGTGGAGCATCAACTCACCGAATTATTAAGGGAGCTAGCAAGATGAAACGGTTGCCGCTTGGCACGAAGTTTTACACCGCCCCGCCAGCGCCGGTATCTGTACCTGATGCGATGGAAATGGATGATGACTTTGACAGCGCGTTTGAACACGGAAAAGCTGTCGGCTGGAACGCCTGCCGCGCCGCCATTCTTCAGCGTGCTGAGCCTGTACAGGGGTGGATTCCGTGCAGTGATCGGATGCCGACTAAGAATCATAGGGTGCTTATTTTCATAAATTTCAATTCTGATACTGTTCCACCAAGCATCCACGATGCCCAGTTTACCGGCTCAACATTCAGGCGAGGTAATGCGACCGTGAATGTGTTCCCGCTTGAGGATGGTTATGGAGTGACCCACTGGATGCCTCTGCCAGCAGCACCACAGCAGGAGGCATGATGTACGACAAATATACTCTCAATCGCTGCGACGCAATGGAGTGGCTGGCTGAGCATTACCCAGTCTTTCCAGACAAGATGCCAGATGTGCCCCTAAAGGCTGACTGGTGTAGTGCCAACCTGTTTATGGGGTGGGGTTTCGTGATTTTGCTCGATGGCACCCTGGTGTTTGCTGACTGCCTATCGCCTCCAATCCGGGCGGAAGACATGGCAGGCTTCAAATTGCCCGATTTGGTGTAACTGCCATACAAGCGATATGGGAATCCCCATATCGACAGCCAGGGCCTCTCCGGAGGCCTTTTTCTCGCGTTGATTTTGTTGAATCAACCGTCCATAATCATGTCATCGGAGCCTGAACAACTCCGGTGACTTCTGCGCATTTAAGGGGACTTAAATGCGACCACAATCTGAACTCCTCACCTTGTCACAGATGCTTAACGGCACCTGCGATTTTCTGCATTCTGCGTTACCTCTCGGAGGTGGCGCATGAGTATCAAATTCTACCTGCGTGATGAGCAGGTTCGCCGCAACCTCATCGACTACATCAACAAGCAGCCTGTAAACGCAGATTTCCCGCTCGTGGTGAGTTTTGCCGACCCTAAGCGCACTCTTCCTCAGAATTCACTGTTCCACGCGCTTTGCGGCGATCTGGCAAAGCATCGCATTCAGTGGGCTGGCTCTGCGTGGTCGCTTCCGTCATGGAAGTCAATTCTGGTTTCCGGTCACTCCATTGCCACTGGCGGGCAGGGGAAGGTTATCTCCGGGCTTGAGGGCGAATTGGTGGCAATTCGCGAAAGCACCTCATCGATGGGGATCAAACGGATGAACAGCCTGATTGAGTACACCCAGGCTTTCGTCGTCAGCCAGAACATCCAGCTTCGCGATGTCCGTTATCGTGGCGACTATTTCGGGAGGCTTGCATGAATAACCCTCTCGCACGCGTCATCACAAACGAAATATTCCGCGTTCCGGCTCGCCGCAAGCGCAAGGTCGCGGTTAAGCCGTCCGACATCCCGACCATGAAAGGCTACACCGCCCGCCTGGTGGATCAGAAATGGCTGCGTCTCGCGGCGAGGAGAGCGCATGGCTAATTTATGCAAAGCGGCACGCGGGCGGGAATGTCAGGTGCGGATCCCCGGCGTATGCAACGGCAATCCTGAAACCTCAGTGCTGGCACATATCCGCCTTGCCGGCCTGTGCGGAACCGGAATTAAGCCGCCTGACCTGATCGCCACCATCGCATGCAGCAGCTGCCACGACGAGATAGATCGCCGTACGCGTTTGGTAGATGCCGAATATGCAAAGGAGTGCGCGCTGGAAGGCATGGCCCGCACGCAGGTTATCTGGCTGAAAGAGGGGCTTGTGAAGGTATGAATATTTACGATATCACGCCGGTCAGTAAGCCGCGCATGACACAGAGAGATCGCTGGCATAAAAGACCTGCGACGGCGGCATATTGGGCTTTCAAAGCCGAAGTGCGCCTGCTTGGAATCAACATTCCTGAATCCGGTTATCACATCACCTTCATCATTCCCATGCCAAAAAGCTGGAGCCAGAAGAAGCGCGCGCAACTCAACGGCCAGGCGCATCAGCAGAAACCGGATAAAGACAACCTGGAAAAGGCGCTTCTCGATGCCATTTTCGACGACGACAGCCGCGTCTGGGATGGCCGGGTTACAAAACTTTGGGGAGAGAAGGGGCAGATCATTATTGGGGAGTGCGCGCCGTGAACAGAGACGAGATAACCCGATACCAGGTTGAGAGCGTTAAGCGCGCCAGCATGCCGCCAGTAGCAAAGCACAGCCAGACCAAAACCAACCAGCCACATAAGGAAGCCGCATGAACAGTCAGCAACTGGAATACGTACGTCAGCAGCTCATTGTGGCGACCGCAGATTTGAGCGGGGCGACGAAAGGGCAGCTGGTAGCTTTCGCCGAGAACGCGCAATTCACCGCGACGGCGCGCAGCCGGGGACGGAAGAAAGTCACTGACCCGGTCACCGGCCGGAAAGTTAACCCTGATGGCCCGCCGATGAGTGGCAGCCAGTCACGCGCCAAGGGCTCATCAATTGCGCTGGTGGGCCCGGTTGAGTTCGTGACCGCATCCTGGCGCCGCGCCGTGCTGTCTCTGGAAGACCATCAGAAAGCGTGGCTGCTTTGGAACTACAGCGAGAATATCCGCTTCGAGCACCAGGTGGCGATTACCCAGTGGGCATGGGCTGAGTTCCGGGAGCAGCTCGGCGATAAGAAAGTGGCGGGCAAGACGATGGAGCGCCTGAAGAAGCTTGTCTGGCTGGCGGCGCAGGACGTCAAAGCGGAGCTGGCGGGGCGTGAGACTTACGAATATCAGAAGATGGCGGAACTGGTCGGTGTAACGCCAAAGAACTGGTCAGAGACCTTTACAGACCGCTGGATTGAGATGCGCCGTATATTCCTGCGCCTGGACAGCGGAGCTTTATTGCAGGTAACGCGATCACGTTCACAACAAAAGGCGACAAATTTAGATTTGAGAGGATATAAGTAATGGACCAAGAAACTCTTAAATCTATTCTTAAGTACGACGCCTTTTCTGGTTTGTTTTCATGGGCAGTGAAAAGGCAGAAGGTGGTTGTAGGAAGCGTTGCTGGAAGCAAAAATTCTCTTGGCTATGTGCAAATAAAAATTTCTGGGAAACTTTATCATGCTCATCGCCTTGCATGGCTCTACGTGTACGGATATATGCCAGAAAAAGAGATCGATCACATAAACAGAATAAGAGACGACAACAGGATTGCCAATCTTAGAGAAGCAACAAGCCAACTTAACTCTCTTAACACTGGTATCTATAAAAATAACACATCAGGTAGCAAGGGTATTTATTACAACAAAAGAGCAAAAAAGTGGCAGGCTCAAATTCTTGTAGACGGAAAGCGCGAGTACTTAGGCCTCTACGATGATGTAAAAAGAGCGGATATAGCATATAGAATTGCTAATCACTTCAGGCTTGCAAAACTGGATTGAAACGCTTATATTTCATGTAAATCTGATATCGTCGCCATAGCTTTGATTGTCGACACAAAGAATTCAAGCCCGAGGTTAACGCCTTGGGCTTTTTAGTTGGCTGTGGCTAGATAGGCCAATCGAAAAGCGGTATCGTCACCGCCTGCCATAGCGAACAATGACGAGCAACTAAGACGAGGTTGATATGGACTTTGATTCAAGCTCCACGGTAATGGAATTTAAGCATACCTTCCCTATTCCTGAGGGGCTTTACTGGGATGGAAAGCGTTTCGACACTATTAGCGGATATGTTGAGAGTGAAGCGACTGCTGATATGTATACCAATCTGCTTTCTGGCTTTATTGCAGGGTTAGAAGCGAGCGGAAGGATGACTGATTTCACCGTCGAACCATTCAACAGAAACCCATAAAGAAGAAATTTAAAACAGGTCGCTTAGGCGGCCTTTTTTGTATCTGCACAACAGGAAAGAGCATTGAACAAGGCGAAATCCGGTAGACGCGACTAATGCCATCCGGGCGTCCAGTGCTCTGTCCGTTGTGGTGTAACTCAATTCCCGCTTGCGGGTTGGATGGGTAGAGTAACGCATCAACTGGATCACTCCAGCGGGTTAGGCATGATGCTGATGCCGGTCCTGAGTATCGGTTCGAGTCCGATCGCCACACACTAAACCCAGCCAGGGTATTTACGGCCAGAGAGCCGACATTGCCTTACCCTCACATTGCCAGCCTGTCGCTGGCTTTTTTATTTTCAGGCTCCGGGAACCATCCTCGACATGCCTTCTTGTTAAATCGTCCCGAGGGCCTGACCCCTTTTAAACACACAGCCCCCGCTTTTAAGCCGGAGGTTAGAGACTATGAAAATGCATAACGATCCCCACTCCTGGACGGAGTTTATCGAACTACTCCACAGCTGGTGGCGTGGCGAAACGCCGATGGGTGCCGTCTTGCTATCGGTTGCCATGGCCGCATTACGAATCGCTTACGGCGGTGGCGGCTGGAAGAAAATGCTCCTTGAAGGGGCAATCTGTGGAGCCCTGACCCTTACAGCTGTGTCAGCTCTTGATTACTTCAACCTTCCGCAGTCCCTGTCGATTGCTATCGGTGGCGCGCTCGGGTTTGTTGGCGTAGAGCAGGTTAAAGTTATGGCTTCCCGGGTGTTTAATTCTCGCTTTGGAGGCGGAGATGCAAACCAGTGATAAAGGCATTGCCCTGATCAAGCAATTCGAAGGCTGCAAACTCACCGCCTACCAGGACAGCGTCGGAGTGTGGACGATCGGCTATGGCTGGACTCAGCCTGTCGACGGCAAACCGATCCGCGCGGGTATGACTATCAAGCAGGAAACGGCAGAGCGCCTGCTGAAGACCGGACTGGTAAGCTACGAGAGCGACGTGTCCCGCCTGGTTAAAGTTGGTCTGACTCAGGGGCAATTCGACGCTCTGGTGTCGTTCACTTACAACCTCGGCGCCCGGTCACTGTCGACATCGACCCTTCTGCGAAAACTTAACGCCGGTGATTACGCTGGCGCTGCCGATGAGTTCCTGCGCTGGAATAAAGCTGGTGGGAAGGTGCTGAACGGGCTGACCCGTCGCCGGGAGGCAGAGCGGGCTCTGTTCCTGTCGTGATTGGCACGCTGGTAAAGCGTTACTGGCGGCAGCTGCTGGTGGTGGCCTTAATCGGCGTGCTGGCGTTCTTCGTTAACCACTACCGCGACAACGCCATCACCTACAAAGACCAGCGCGATAAGGCCACCAAGAACCTCAGCCTGGCGAACGCCACCATCAAAGACATGCAGGTGCGTCAGCGCGATGTTGCTGCGCTGGATGCCAAATACACGAAGGAATTGTCCGATGCGAAAAAAACCATTAACGATTTGCGTCGGGATGTCGATTCTGGCGCTAAACGGCTGCGCATCGCCGCAACCTGCCATGGAGTGTCAAAAGCCACCTCCGCCACCGGCGTGGATGATGCAGGAGCCCCCGAACTTACTCCAGACGCTCGACGGAATTATTTCGATCACCGGGACGGAATCGCAACCGCTGACAAGATGATTCGCGGCATGCAGGACTACATCAAAGAGCAGTGTCTTAAATGATTCGTTACCCAAATAACAGAGCCTGACTTCGGTCGGGCTTTTTTATGTCCGCAGTAAACCGCGCATTCTCGTGCGCATATCAACCAAGAGCCTTTCGGGGTAGAGCTTGAGATAAGGCAGTGGTAACGCTGACCGCTCTTGGGCTGCCCGTATCTACGAGAACAGGCTCAACCACCAAAAGGTATCAGCGAAATGAAATCATTAACCCTCTTCAATCAACCAATCCGTGTCGGGGAAGACGGCATGATCTGCCTCACCGATATGTGGAAAGCCAGTGGCAAAAGTGATGCTGAGTCGCCTTACCACTATCTGCGAAACAAGCAGACAAAAGAGTTCCTGGCCGAGCTGGAGAAAAACCACGAATCTGTGGTTTTCACTGAGCGCGGTGTACACGGTGGAACATATGGCGGGAAGTTTGTTGCTTACGATTATGCGGCTTGGTTAAACCCCGGGTTCAAGTACGCGGCCTATAAAGTCCTCGATGACTACTTCACTGGAGAACTTCAGCATCGCAACAGCTTAAGTGCGCAGCTCAACATGAAGTGCCATGAGTTTGACCAGAAAAAGGACATGGCGAGCTTCTGCGGACAAGGACTCGCAGCATGGCGTTATACGAAGCCCGTGTTGGTCGCTGAGATTAACACCCTTGCTAACCAGCTGCAGATTACGATCCCAGGGCTTCAAGGATGAATAATCGCGTCATCGAATGCGCCTCCAGAGCGGGGCGAGACTTCTCTGAGTTCATGAAAGGCGAGAAGGGCATGATGGAAGTGCTGGCCTCGGTTGATCAGTTTGGCGAGCAACTCCGTCTCAACGGCTGCGTCAATCATCACTTTGTCAGTTACATGATGAGGAACTCGATCATGCAGGCATTCATGGACATGGCAAACGCCGAGAAGAAAGAAGAACGGCGCCGTAAGCGAGCTGAAACAAAAGCAAAGGCGAAGTAGCCATTACAGAAGCTCTTCACTGAGGGGCTTCGATAATGACAAGTGGAGGTAAATTATGATTGGCACCCTAACCTATAAAATGACACTTCGCCCATACATGAAGCCTTTGCTGTTTGTCGCGGCACTGACTAACTGGCACTGGTTAACTGATATCTGCTTCAAGAAAGAGGTTGTAGCAGAAGGCGCAGAGGTGGAGCTGAATGGCTGACATCTACCAAATCACGCTAACCACCCAAACAGGCGAAAGCTTCACGGGCAAGATGTTACGCCGTCAGCCGGAGCTGGTTAATGGCTTTGTGCCGCTGGCGACTGAGACAGGCGAGTGGCTGTATTTCGCTCCGGCCGATGTGAAGCGCGTGCATTTCGCGCCAGTACCGGCAGAGCAGACCGAACAAACAACGGAGTAACGAATGAGCAAATCAGTACAAGGAAGCCATCAAACCCAGTGCGAATTCGATGGCGAGAAAGGTTAGTTCAAATCAGCAATGTAATTAGTAGCTTCACGTTTGGTGATGCCAAATTCTGATGCCAGAATGCGAGCTAGCTCTTCTTTTGAAATGGCAGTACGGTTTTGATTAGACCAAGAAATTAGGTAAAAACCATTACTTTTCGCAAGCAAGATTTGTATTGCGTCAATGGTTATGTAGTAACTGTCCAAAAACTTCACCTCAGTGTTGGTAAAAAATATGGCACTCACTGACAAACAAGAAATGTTCTGTCGGGAGTGCCTCATTGATTTTACTGCGAAAAGAAATTAAATGTTATATGCGACCCAAATAGCTAGACCACCAGAAATTAGCCTTAAAGCGACCGTAAAGTTGCTTTTGCTTTTAGGGCTAGAGAAAGTGATAAGGTCAGTAGATGCCTGACAACAAACAATGGCAGCGAAAAGCCACGCAATACTCACTTTTGGAGAGGATGTATTGCCTAGTGACATCCACATGCAGACAGTTATAGACAAAGCAAAAAATACTACAGCTTTACACTGGCCTTTTAAATCTTCAACACCTGCCTTGAACCATGAGCTTACATCAGCTTTTCCATTATTATCGGTACCAGATTTTTCCATTACTACATTCTCCTAAGACAACCAAAAAAGTTGTTTCTAAAAAAATATTTAATATACGCATTCATAAAGGAAGTTAAAGGATAATTTATGGCAAAACCGGACTGGGAGGCTATCGAAACGGCTTACCGGGCCGGTTCATTGTCTATCCGAGCAATAGCCGATAAACACGGCGTAAGTGATACAGCCATTCGTAAGCGAGCAACGCAAAACGGGTGGCAGCGAGACCTGACAGGACAAGTGCAGAAGGCCACGCGGCAGAAGCTCGTTCGCAAAGAGGTTCGCAATGATGGTTCGCGCGAACATGTGCGAACTGATGAAGAGATTGTTAACGAAGCTGCTGATGAAGCTGCGGCTGTAGTTCTTGAGCATCGGGTTGATTTGGCGCGATGGCGTCGTATCGCTGGAAAGCTTGGTGACTTCCTGGATGATGTGGAATTCACCGAGGACAATCATGCGTCACTGTCCAGGTCTCTGGTGGCAGGTGTCGACGCACAGATAAAGGTCATCAAGGCCGAGCGAGAAGCCTACAACATCGATACCGGTGACAAGAACAACGATACGGACAGTATCTCTGACCTGATGGATTCATTGTCTCAGGGGGCGTAATGAAACCTGAGCACATCAAGCTGCTGGCCGACAAAGACTGGCGGCTGAACAATCTCTACTGGATCACCAACAAAGAGGGAAAGCCTACGCGGTTCAGGATGACACCTGAGCAGCGGGAATACTTCGAGGGGATCCACACCCGAAACATCATCCTGAAAGCCCGTCAGCTCGGCTTCACCACTGAGGTGTGCATCATCCAGCTCGACGCGGCCCTGTTTGAGTCGGCGAAGTGCGCGCTGATTGCCCACACGCTGAATGACGCAAAGCGCCTGTTCCGCGAAAAGGTGAAGTACGCATACGACAAGCTGCCAGCAGAGATAAAGGCGGCCAACCCGGCGAGTAATGACTCTTCTGGCGAACTCGTCTTTAAGAAGGGCGGCTCACTCTACGTCAGCACGTCATTTCGTGGCGGTACGCTGCGCTACCTGCACGTTTCCGAGTTCGGGAAGATATGCGCCAAGTATCCTGACAAAGCCCGTGAAATCGTCACTGGTGCCTTTGAGGCGGTATCGACCGGATGCTTCGCTACTATCGAGAGCACGGCAGAGGGCCGGGCGGGTTACTTCTTCGATTACTGCCAGACGGCAGAGAAAGCGTTACTGCAGGGCAAGCCTTTATCCGCACTGGACTGGAAGTTTTTCTTCTTCTCCTGGTGGAAGAATCCGCAGTACGCAATCGACCCGGTTGAATCTCTGCCGGTGCGCCTGCTTGAGTACTTCGCTGAAATGAAGGCGAAGCACGGCGTAGTCGTCAACGAACGCCAGAAAGCCTGGTACTACGCCAAAGAGAAAACACTCGGCGATGACATGAAGCGCGAATACCCGACCATTCCGGCCGAGGCGTTCCAGCAGTCGGTCGAGGGCGCGTACTACGCCAAACAGTTCCGCTGGCTCTACACCAACAAGCGGATCGGCCAAATCCCTGATAACTCCCACCTCCCTGTACACACGTTCTGGGATATCGGCGTGGGTGACTCCACGGCGATCTGGTTCGTGCGCGAGGTTGGCGAAGAGTTCCACATCATCGACTACTACGAAAACTCCGGCGAGGGGCTGAGGCACTACATGAAGGTGCTGAAAGACCGTGGCTATGAGTACGGCGAGCACTGGGGGCCGCACGACATCGAAAACCGCGAGTTCGCTGCTGATGCGAAGTCACGCAAAGAGCTGGCGCGCGAAGGTTACGAAATCGATGGTCAGATGTACTCACTGAATTTCAAAGTGGTGCCGAAAGCCGGCATCGATACCGGCATTGAGTCGGCGCGTGAAATCCTCCCGAAATGCGTATTCGATGAGGAGAAATGCTCGGAAGGTATCTCTCACCTTGAGGGCTACCGTAAGGAGTGGGACGACAAGCGCGGCTGCTGGAAAGACAAACCTCTCCATGACGCCACCTCGCACGGTGCTGACGGCTTTCGTTACTTCGCAGTGACGAAGAACAACCGCAAGCAGGTCGGCACAGTATTCTTCTAAGGAGCATCGCCAGTGAGCGAACAAGATAACGGCCTTCAATTGGCTGTGAACAACCTCGCCACTGAAATGAGGCGAGCAAATTACCTGAATGCCATCGGCATCGGTGGTGGGAACACGAAGCGCCCGACGCTTTACCAGGAATTTGGCTACCCGCGCACGATCACCTTCAACGACTTCTACAACATGTACCGCCGCAACGCCGCTGGCTTCGCTGTGGTGCATCGTCTGCTGGATGGTTGCTGGCAAGACTATCCGGTCATTGTTGACGGTGATGAAGCTCAGGAGGCGAAGAATACAAACGCCTGGGAAAAGAAAGTCACCAAGTTCATGAAGAAGTTGTGGCCGAAGGTGAAGGATGCAGATCGCCGCAATATGGTAGGGCGTTATTCAGCGCTGCTTCTTCAGGTGAAAGACAATCGGAACTGGGATCAGGAGGTCGATACTGCTTTAGTAAAACGACTCGGAGAGTCAGCGCTTGTAAAACTTATCCCGGTATGGGAGCCGCAGTTAACAGTCGCCGAATGGGATAACGACCGTCAGTCTGAAACGTTCGGCCAGCCGAAGATGTTCAACTTCAACGAGCAGCCGGTCGGTGATGAGCCTTTTGTCGGCCCGCTGCGCGGCGAACCGGTACACACGAGCCGCGTAATCCTGTTCTGCGAAGGTTCTGAAGACGACAATGTGCTGTCCGGCATCCCGCTGCTGGAAGCTGGCTACAACAAGGGCCTCGACCTTGAGAAAGTATCTGGTGGTGGCGCTGAGGGTTTCCTGAAGAACGCCAGTCGACAGATCGCCGTCGAGTTCAGCAAAGAAACCGACATGGCCACGCTGGCAGAACAGGCTAAGAAGGCTGGCTATGCCGATCTCGGCGAAGCGATGGGCGACAAGGTCAACAAGCTTAACCGTGGTACTGATGCGGCGGCCGTAATGCAGGCCGGTCAGATGCATGTTCTGAGCGTTACACCCGGAGACCCGGGGCCGACATGGGAAGTCACGGCGAATGAACTGGCCGCCTCCGTACAGATCCCGTTCACCATCCTGTTCGGTCAGCAGACCGGGAGACTGGCGAGCGATGAGGATAAAACGGACTGGGCTATCCGACGCAACACGCGGCGTAATGGCTTCCTGACAGACCGGATCACCGCGTTGTTGGAGCGTTTCTGGACGCTTGGGATTATCGACCCGCCGACCAAAGGCGAGGTCACCATCTCATGGAGCGACCTGCTGGCGCCAGGCGAGAAAGAGAAGATCGAGAACGCTTCGAAACTTGCCGACATTGTGCAGAAAACCACTGGCTTCTATGGCGGTGAGCCGCCGATTACAGCCAATGAGCTGCGCGAAGTTGTGGGGCTTGACCCGCTACCGGAGCAAAAAGAACCACCAAAACCGGACGAGAAGGTGACTACCGATGATCCACTGGCCGATGACACCAGAACAGACGGCAAAGGTGGGCCTGCCGATAGTTCCGCGTAGCAAGGTTGACCCGACCCGATCGGCAAAGCAGGTAACCGCGATGTACCGGGATATAGAGGATCGGTATCTCGGCATCAAGCGCGCGCTGAAAGCTCTGTTCGACCAGCGCCTGACCGGGCGGGAGCGTGATGTAAATAGCCATAACTGGCACTTCCTTTGCCATGACCGCGGCGAGGATGTGCGGCTCTACCAGGTAAACGCCGGCAAGTTCATCTACGACATGTCGGCGCAGGAACTGGCTGACCTGCTGGAGGCGGTACAGGCTATTCTCGATGACCATCTGCTGGAGGGTGGCGAGCAAAACCTCTGGGCGATGGATTACGTCGTCGCAGAAGCGCAGCGCGGCACGCTGGAGGCCTTCAACAACCTCTCGCAGCAGTCGCAGGTGTACGCCAGTCAGACAACGCTACAGCAGCTTTTAAGCAGTCCCGGTCACCTTAATCAGGTTGCGGCGGCCAGGCTGACAACGTTCAGCGACTGGAAGGTCATCAGCGACACTGCCCGCGGCGATCTGACCAACATCATCACCGATGCGGTGGCTCGCGGGGTGTCACCAAGAGATACCGCCCAGGTTATTAGTAAACGCCTCGATGTGAGCATGTCGAAGGCTAAGGCCATTGCTCAGACAGAGCAGGTAGGCGCGCTGCGCCAGGCGCAATGGAACGAAACCGACTGGGCTGCTGACCGGCTAGGGTTGAATACCGGATTGTTGTGGCTGTCAGCGCTCAAGCCGACGACTCGCACCTGGCACGCCAGCCGTCACGGCAAGGTCTACACCACCGAAGAGGTGCGCGATTTCTACAGTGAAATGAAGAACCGCGCCAACTGTTATTGCAGCCAAATCCCAGTATTACTGACAGATGATGGTCAGATTTATAACGAGGGATTGGCTGATAAATTGGCTGCCGAGCGCAAGAAATGGAAGCCTGACGAAAAGTGAAGTGGTAAAATTGACGTGCGGCTAGACCGGCCAGTCGAAGAGGGTGAACGTAGACACCCCTGCCGCACCCATCATCTACGAAACCTGCTACGAGGTTTAGAATGAAATCATGCAAGAAATGCGGTGAGACCAAGCCGTTATCTGAGTTTTACAGAAGCAAAAAATGCACTGATGGATATCGCGGAAGCTGTAAGGCGTGCGCCTCTTTGCTTAACAAAACAAAATGTCTTCCAGCCAGCAAAGATGGCGTTGTCCCTCTGCCATCAAAGGATAGGCTGAATGAGCTTTTTGAGGTGTTAGGGTCTGACCTGATAGCCAAGATATCTCGCGGCTGCGTCAAGAGTGGCTCAGTTTGTGGCTATAAGCGCAAAGATGGCTACATCCGCGTCAAGGTGGATGGCGCACTGGTAATGGCCCATCGAATTGTCTGGAAGATGTTCAACGGCGATGAGCCAGATTTTATCGATCATATTAACGGCGTGCGCTCTGATAACCGCATTGAGAATTTACGACCCGCCACCAAGACGATTAACAAGCTAAACGAGAGCTTAAGAGCCGACTCGCAATCTGGATTTATTGGAGTATCTTGGCACACCCCTACAGACAGCAGAAAAGTGTCAAAATGGGTGGCTAAGATTGCTCGAGGTGGGGAGTACCACCACATTGGCTATTTCCATGATTTAAAGCTTGCCGTCCTCGCCTATAACGCCGAATGCGAAAGGCTTCACGGCGAATATGGCAAGCGAAAGATAGAACACAATCTGAATAAGCTCCGAGAATTGGGGCTGATGTAAATACAACAAGGTCGCTCCGGCGGCCTTTTTTATTGCCTGAAATCCACCAATGAGGCCCATATGAGCGGCATTTATTTCGAATCAAAGCGACTTGGCGATATCTCATGCACGCACGTTAAGATCGGCGGCATCGAAGCGATGATGAAGCAGGTAGGCGATCGCAAGGTCATCAAGTCACAAGGCCGCGGCAACGTGCGCCAGGTAAAAACCATCGTCAGAGCGTTACACAAAACCATCCAATAACGAGGACCCAGCATGAAACGCAACCGCGTTAACGTGCTGACCGTCGTCAACTCCGCTTCAAACATCACCACTGAAACCATCGACGGCAAGCCACATATCGTGGTTCGCGGCATCACGCCTGTCGTGGACGATATCGTGATGAACCGGAAGTTGTACCCGGCAGCAGAAATCGAAAAGGCCTACAACACGCTTGAGCGTAATCCAATGCCGCTGGGCCACCCGAAAGTGGACGGCAAGCATGTGTCTGCGCGCGATGTCCGGGCGGTGAACGAGTACCACGTCGGGGCCTGGCTGCAGAACGTCAGCCATAAAGACGGGAAGGTGACGGGTGACATGTTTGTTAACCGCCAGTACGCCGAGTCGAGCGACAAGGGCAAGCGCCTGATTAACCGTCTGGATGAGATGCTGGCCGGTACCAACTCCGACCCAATCCACATCTCCACCGGCCTGCTGTATTCCGGTATCGCCGCCAACGGCGAGTCGAAGGGCAAGAAGTACAACGAAATCGCCACCAACATGATGTTTGACCATGTGGCGGTGCTGCTTGATGAGCCTGGCGCCGGAACGCCGGAGGAGGGCGTAGGCATCTTCGTTAACTCAGAAGGTGATGAGCAGCAGATCGAAGTTGCCCGCCTGGCTGATGGTATCGACTGCACTCGCGACGGCCTGATCAACAAAACCAAATTCTTCTTCACCAATGCCTCCAACTTCTCTTTTGACGACATCTCCCGAGCCATCAGCGACAAGCTGCGCGAGGGTGACGACGAAGATAAGTGGCTTTGGCCTGAAACGGTGTGGCCGGACAGCTTCATCTACCGCAATGACACCAAATATCTGAAGCAGAAGTACCTCATCGATGACGACGGCAAGGCCGTGTTCGTCGGCGAACCTGTAGAAGTCGTGCGCAAACCCACTGAGTACGAGATTAAAACCAACGGAGAGAACGATCCGATGAAAGAACTGATTATCAATGCGCTGCAAGCCGCTGGTAAGCCGACTGAAGGCAAGTCCGACGCCGAGCTGATGGACGCATACAACCAGATGAAGGCCGAAGAAGCCACCGCCAAGAAAAAAGGCGATGAAGAAATCGACCCGGAAACCGGAAAGCCAAAGAAAAAAGAGCAGGCCACCAATAACGAAGAGATGCCAGCGTGGGCGAAAGCACTTGCCGATCGCGTGGACGTCGTTTTCAACAGCCTGAACGCGAACGTCGACAATGAGAAAGGCGAAAAGCGCGCGACTGTGAAGCTGGCGATGAACATGAGCGATGAAGAAGTCGCAGATCTGGACGGCAAGGCGCTCGACGCCATGTATGCCAAGTGCCAAACCTCCTTCGGCCTGAACGGTGCATTCCGTCAGGCTGCCAACACCCAATCAGTCAGCGAAATGCCGGAGTAAAAAATGGCTAAAGACGGAAAACACGTAATTCACGCCGGTGGCGTATTCCCTAATCCGCTGCTTAACCGTGAAGGTGCCGCGGCGGCCGCCACCAAGCCAGGTACTGTTGGCTTCTTCTCCGCCGCCAAGTTCACGGCCTCGGTTGATGGCAACGAAGAGGCGATCCTCTATGTCGCTGACTTTGATTATCTTCGCTGCCAGACGGTTGACGACTCAATCCCTGTGAATGAGTTGGTGGTTGGCATCCATCCGATGCCGGGCATGTTCCTGAACGTGCGAGCCGCTGCCGGCACGTACAAAAAAGGCCAACCTTTATCCATCGCAAACGGCCAGGTGAAAGCCCACGCTTCTGGCGAGTCCATCCGCGCATATGTCGAAGAAGACACGGCGTACACCGTTGCTGCAGGCGATCTGCTGCGCGTCGTTATCAAGTAAGGAGCACCTGAATGCTTGTATTTTCTCGCTCTATCGGTGAACGCACCGGTAACCTCGAAGTCAACCAGGCACAGTTCCGCGAGCTGGAGATGGCGCGCAACATGAGTGCGCAGTCTGTCGCTGACTTCATTGCCCGTGCTCGCTTCGGTGAAAACGGACATCTGGACGCGGTGAACGCTGTCGACGATATCCGCCGCATGTACCGAGCGTACGATCAGACGGTACTGGCACAGTTCGAGCCGAACACCGAATTCACCCTTTTCAACGACCTGATGCCATTGTCTCGCTCTGTCCGCCTGGAAGAGTCAGTGTATGAATATGCGCGTACCGGAGGTCGTGGCTGGGCTCACACTTCCATGTCAGGCCAGATCGGTGCGGCGCTGGATGCTCGCGCGTACAGCTTTGACGGCACCATGGTTCCAGTGCACGACAGCGGCTTCAAGTTCCACTGGCGTGATCCAATCTTCAACAAAGGGTCAGCACTGGCATCACTTGCCGATGCGCAGCGGGGCTCTGTTGATGATGTGCGCCGTAAAATCGTGGACTACATGTTCAACGGTTTCCGCGACTCGGAAGGCAACTTCGTTACCTTCGATGGAAAAACGTGGAAAGGCCTGAAGAACGATGAGCGCGTCGGCCAGGTTGATCTGGGTGCATCTGGCCTGAACATCGACTTCTCCAGCCGCACTACAACCGCAGAACAGAACCGAGACGGTGCGATCGCCCTGCGTGACACCATGAAGATCACCAATAACCAGTACGCGCCGCAGACCTGGTACGTATCCAGCGAGATCATGTCCAACTGGGAGCGCTATTTCAGCGACAATTACCAGTCCGGTACCATCCTGCAGGAAATCCTGAAGCTGTCCGGCATTGCCGCAGTGAAAGAAGACGCCGAACTCACAGGTAACCAGATTTTGGTTGTTCCTTTGACTGCCGGCGTTATCGCTCCGATCACTGGCCAGGCTGTGGGCACTGTTGCTGACCCTCGTCAGTTCTATAACAGCGACTACATCTGGCGCACCTGGGGCGCTATGGGCCTGATGGTCAAGCAGGATATCAACCTCAAACATGGCGTGCTCTTCGCGAGCAGCTAAGGAGAAATTGAATGGCACTGGTAGAAATCACAGCAGGTAACGTCTTCGCCGGTGCCAACCTCCGCAAACTGGAGGTTGGTGCGATCGTAGAAGTGGACGATGCAACAGCAGCGCGCTGGAAGGCGTCTGGCAAAGCAAAGGACACTGACAAGAAGAAAGGCGAGAAGCTTTCCTTCGAAGTGTCAACTCCGTCCGCGCAGGCGGCAGACCTTTCTGGCCTGCAAAAGCAACTCGCCGACGCGCTGGAGCAGAACCAAAAGCTAATCGCCGATGGTGAAGCAAAAGACAAGGCTCACGCCGACGCGATGGCAGTAGAAACAAAACGTGCTGATGAGGCCGAAGCAGCACTGGAAGAAGCTATCAAGAAGGCGAAATAACCATGGCTGACCCAATCACAGCGGCAGACGTGCAGGCGTTCCTCGGTGAATTGGGTTACTCCATTCCGGGCGCACTGCTGGATCCGATTCTCTGCGTGGTGAACAAGATTATCCCGTGCCTCGATGGTGCTGGCTATGACGACTGCACCGCTAAGCTGATCCTGATGTACGCCGCCGCGCTTATGGCTACGTCTTCCGGCGCGCGCCGCATCAAATCGCAGGGTGCGCCGTCTGGCGCGTCCCGCTCATTCGATTACGGTGCTGACAGTATTACCTGGTTGCGTGACTCGCTGGCCAGGCTCGATACCAGCGGCTGCACCGGTGAGCTGCCGATCAGTGCAGGTAACAGTGTCGGCTTGTTCATGGTAGTCGGGGGCTGCTGATGACGTACAAATCAGTTAAGCACGGCCTGCCGTGCTCGTTCACCCGAGTCTGGGTGATGACTGACACAGGGCGGGAGACTACCGGCTACGTGAAATCGGACGGCGAGTGGCATATCAACTGCCCGCGCATCCGGGCGACAGGCGCGAAGGTGCTGAGGTGGCGTGAATGAGTTCAGCGGGACAATGGTCATACAACAAACCCTGCACCCTGTGGCGCAAAGGTGCGGGCGGCAACGATGAGTACGGGGACCCGATTTCAGCTTATGAGCCTCCTGAAACCATCATGTGCGACTACATCGGCGGCATGTCGGCAAAGCTCGGCTCACTCGGTAAAGAGGTTGTTGTCAAAAACACCTTTTTCACGGCGTACGCGCTGGCTGATGAAGGCGACTACATCCTGATTGGTGTGAGCACTGAAACAGACCCGGTAGTTGCAGGAGCTGATGAGGTTCGCCACGTTACGCGCTGGAACGACACGCTGGAAGGCATGGAAGACGACTGGGCAATAATTACGGGAGTGTAGCCATGGCGGGAAAAGTACGTGGAATGCGCGAGGCGAAGGCTAATCTGAATCGAATCATTCAGGACATTCAGGGGCGCAAGGTAGTGAGGGCCATCCAGTCAGCGCTAATTATCGGCGGTTCACAGGCCGCGCTGTATACGCCAATCGACACTTCAACGCTGCTAAACAGCCAGTTTCGCGACATAACCGTGAAAGGTAGTCGGGTGACTGGTCGTGTGGGCTACTCCGCTAATTACGCGATTTTCGTTCACGATCCGAATGTGCCTCAGACCTTCCGCCGGGCCACCGCGCGGAAAGAGTTCCTGACCAAAGGCTTTGAGGATACCCGCAGCCAGATTGATGCGGTGATCGCCAAGGAGATGTCGTTATGACGCCCATGATGCATGAACGGGTGAGAAACATGTTCGGTGATGCCGGGTTAACGAATGGCTTCACGGTGCAGCAGCTGATGTATGACGACCCAGGCGACCTGTCGAAGGCGATCATGGTATTCAGGCCAAACGGCGGTTCGAATATTCGAACCAATCTCGGGTCCGAATACCACGTTCTGGTCGACGTCGTCGGCGCAAAAGATAAGCGCAAAGCGGCGCTGGAGGCAGCTAACCGCATCGTCGATTACGTCAAGGCTAACCCCATGGCTGACGAGTGCGTTGGCTACATCCAGAACATGGGCGCAATTCCCGCGCCGGTGCTCACAGAAGAAGGGCGAATAGTCTTCCGATTGCAATTTGCCTGCACGTTTGGCGACTAGCCATTCCCAACCAAATAACCCGCTCCGGCGGGTTTTCTTTTATACGTCAAAGAGGAGTTTCACATGGCTAATTGCCAGAACTCGAACGAGCGCCTGTTCGGCGGTGCGGTCGTGCTGGAAGTCGCCGATGGCTGCCCGGACGTCAAACCACTCGAAGGTGAGTGGATGGCGCTGGCCGCTGGTACGTCGAAGGGCTTCGACTTCAACCCTAACTCGGTTACCTCTGATGCGGATGACGGCGGCGGCTATGTCGAGACCATCATCACCAACAGTGATTTCACCCTGAGCTTTGAGGGTGAAGTGCGCAAGAAGGATAAGCTGGATCAGTACGGTGTCGGCAAATTCATCAAGTATTTCGCTGACGAGCTGAAGGCCAAGCGCCAGCCTGGGATCTGGGTGCGCATGGACTACGGCCCGGTCGAATTCGTCGGATATATGAACATCACGGCGCTGAGCTCTGACGGTGGCACCAACGACATCGTCACGTTCTCTACTGAGTTCAAAGTAGGTGATGCAAGCACTATCGAAGTGAACGAAATCACTGCGGTAGCGGTGACTGGCGTGACGGTAACGCCGACAACCAGCACCGGCACGGCAGGCGGCACCAGCACTTTCACGGTGAACATCGCACCAACCGGCGCTACCAACAAACAATTCACTGTGGCGACTACCGACGCGACCAAAGCAACGGCCACCGCCTCCGGCAACACCGTTACCGTGACGCGTGTTGCCACCGGCAGCGCGCAGATCATCATCAACACCGAAGATGGCAACTTTGTGGCCGTGCATACGGTTACCGTTACCTAACGGACATTCCAAAGGGCGGCGTGCTGCCCTTGATAATGACCGTTTACTGGAAGGCCTATGACCGCTTTAACCGATATTGGCGAACTCTCTATCAGCGACAGCCGCGAAGGCGGGAAAGATTACCTGTTGCGACCTTCATTCGAGGCTATGACGAGGATCGGCAATCCGGAAGAGATTGTGCAGGCGTACGCCACTATTCATGGCAATGATGTCGCTCAACTCATTGATGTGTGCGCTGGCACGCTGGGGCGTTTTCCTGAATGGCTGGCCCCATCATTCAACCGCGCTGCCGAGAAGCTGTTATCAACGTGCATGCTGGTGCTGCAGGCGTGCTGCGATGACGACCTGACACCGATGATCGGAGAATGGAAAGGGTGGCGGCATTGCGTCGTCTACCGACCAGGGCAAATGCCGAAGAACGACATCATCGTGCTGGCGCAGCACCTCATGCAGCACGGCGTCGTCGGAAAGGCAAAGGTTCGCCAGCTGCAGCGCCACGAAACAGGTGCGAGAACTAACGAATTTAAAGCCTTCGACTACATCAGCGCGGCGCGTACTCATTTCGGCATGATCCGCGAAGAAGCCTCTCAGTTAACGATGACCGAATTTCAGATGCTTCTGTCGGCAAAATACCCGGAGCAGAAAGGCTTCACTCGCGATGAGTACGATGCGATCGCCGATGATTACATGGCGAAGAAAGCGAAGCGATTAGCCCGGGCGGAACGGGCCAAGTAAAAAAGAACACACCAAAACAACCTCGCTCAGGCGGGGTTTTTTATTGCCCGGAGATTAGATTATGGCTGGTACTGTCAGCGCTGGAACGATTGTTTATGAAGTTGACATGGACACCGCCGGGATCCTTCAGGGACGCCGGGATATTGATGCCGCTTTGAATGGGCTTAACGGCAGCATGGGTCGTCTTGAGGCTGGGTTAAATCGCACTGAGCGATCCCTGTCTTCGATTGAAGGCACTATGTCAAGCTTAACTGGTGTCGCGAAAGCGCTCATAGCTGCTCTTTCTGTACAACAGGTTGGCGCATATGCCCAGGCATGGCAGGACCTGAGTAATAAACTGGCAAACGCCGTCAGGGATTCCGTACCGCCGTTTGAAACACTGGCTGATGTCACAGAACGTGTTTTTGACATCTCTCAAAAGACTCGTTCAGGTCTCGATGCGACGGCCACTCTCTATGCACGTCTCGAGCGATCAACAAGGAGTTATGGCGTCAGTGTAGAGGACATCACGAGGCTGACAACCATTATTAACCAGGGTTTCGTGGTATCAGGGGCAACAGCGGAGGAGGCAAGCAACGCAATCATCCAGCTTGCTCAAGGTCTGGCGTCCGGAGCTCTAAGAGGCGATGAATTTAACTCTGTGAATGAGCAGGGTAACCGGCTCATGATTGCTCTTGCTGACTCCATGAATGTCAGCATTGGGGCGCTCAGAAACATGGCTGCAGAGGGTAAGTTAACCACTGATGTGATCGTGAATGGATTACTCTCCCAGGGCGATAAAATTGGACAGGAGTTCGCTAAAACTACTGCAACGATCAGCCAGTCTCTTGAAATTGCCAACAACAACATCACGAAGTTCTTTGGCGAGAATGCCACTGTAAAAACTGGCGTCAAAATATTCAGTGACTCAGTCATATCTCTAAGTGAAAACCTGGACGTTCTCAGCACTACGCTCACGATTGTTGCCGGCGTAATGGGTGCGCGGTATGTCGGTGCGCTGACCATGGCCACCTCTGCGAAAATTGCAGATATCGCAGCATCTCGTCAGCAGGTCGTAGCAGACAATCAGACGGCACAGGCTGCTTTGGTTGCTGCTAATTCTGTTCAGCGTAAGGCTCTTGCTGATAAAGAGGCTGCTCTATCTTCTCTCGCGCTGGCCCAGGCTGAATATAACGTGGCAAAAGGTAGTGCTGCAGAAATGCTGGCAATGGATGCTCTTGTGGCCGCAAAAACACGGGCTACTACCGCGTCTCTTGCTCTTGCGGAGGCTGAAACTGCCCAGGCTGCTGCGTCGGCCCGTGCGGCGACAGCTGCTCGTGCAGCGTCCATAGGTATTGGAATGGCGCGTGGTGCGCTTGCTCTCATAGGTGGTCCTGCTGGTGCTGCTATGCTCGCAGCCGGAGCGATCTTCTATTTCTGGCAGAAAGCCCAGCAGGCAAAAGAGGAGGCAATCGCCTTTGCCGATGGGCTGGATAAGCTCAATGCTGCCATGAATGCAATGTCGAACACGCAGCTCCGCGGAGCTATTGCTGATGCCAATAATTCTATACGAGCTCAGAAAGAAGCTGTTGCTGATCTGCAGAGTGAAGTTGACTCTCTGAGAGACAGGTATCAGAACTTTACCCCTGCAGCGCAGAAAGTTGCTGAATCTATGGGGCAAGGTACAGATTTTGCCCGCCAACAGGCGGAAGTGTCTGATGAACTGGCTCGCAAGACGCGAGATCTTGAGGCCGCAAAGGATAAATTATCCCGGACAGAAGAAACCGCGTCTGAGGCGACTCGCACACTCACGAACAACATGCTTACGGCGATGGGCGTTCATGATCAACTCATCGAAAAATCCTGGTCTCTTGAGCAAGTTCAGGGTGCGGTAGCGAAAGCCTTTGGTGATACAGCTGATGAAATAAACCGGGCCAATCAGGCAGGGCAGAATTTTGATCCGAAAGCACTGCAAATTTCTCCGGCCACGAAAGAGGGCGATAAGCTCATCCTCAATCTTGAGGAGCAAAACGAACTTCTTAAAATTCAGGATGAGCGACAAAGAGCCGTTGTTAAAGCTCAAATGCAAGCCGCCAAGGTAACTGATAACAAGAATCAGATATCATCAGCTGGAAAGCTTGCTGGAGAAAACTACGACTTGCAAAAGGCCGAAGAAGCCAGAAAAAAAGCTCAACAAGAGAGTGAGCAACAGGGGAAAAAATCAGCGTCTTCTGCTGAATCTGTTGCTCAGAAGCTGGCGAACCTGAAACAGCAAGCAGAACTGGCGGCGGGGTCAACTCAAGAACTCAGCCGCGAGCAGGCTATGCTCAATGCCGAGCAATCTCTTGGGAAAGGTGCGACTCAGGCCCAGATCGCACAGGCCCGGCAGTATGCTGCAGAGAAATGGGATACGGCCAATGCCATTAAGGCGCAGGCGGCAGCCGAGAAGCTCCTGCCAGAAGCGCGAGAAAACGCCAGCTATAAGCAGGATGTTGAGGATCTGAATACCGCTCTGGCTGCGAAGAAAATCAGTCAGGAGCAGTTCAATCAGACATCTGAGAGACTGGAAGCAACCCACCAGGCCAACCTTGCGAAAATCCGTGCCGATCAGGCCGTCAGCCCGCAGCAGGAAGCTGCTGGCGGCGTGGACCCAGTGCAGCAACTGGCGAATGAAAATGCCCGTAAACTCGCGCTTATTCAGTCATACGAGCAGCAGGGGATTATCACTCACCAGAACGCCCTTATGCTGCGTGCTAACGCTGACAGGGAGTACGAGCAGGCGCGCATCGCTGCACAGTGGGAGATCTTCCGTAACCAGAGCGCGGGCAATGAAGCGCTGGCGGCTTCAATCGATGCGCTAGCAGGAAATGCCTCCAACGCATTAACGGGAATTATCACCGGCAGCATGACGGCTAGTGATGCAATGCGATCTCTTGGTAGCACGGTTCTCAACAGCCTGGTTAATACCTTCGTGCAGATGGGCGTTGAGTGGGTCAAGTCAGCCATCATGGGCCAGGCGGCACAAACGGCGGCTATCGGCACAGTGACAGCAGTGCAGACGGCGGCAGTGGCCACGCAGACGGCTACCAGCACAGCAGCGGCAGCGACAACCGCTGCGGCATGGACTCCGGCGGCTATCCTATCCTCCATTGCCTCAATGGGAACAGCGGCGGCTATCGGTCTCGGTGCGGTTGCGGGCGTTATTGGTGCTAACCTTCTCGGTAAACGTAAAAACGGCGGGCCGGTGACGGCTGGCGGTATGTACCAGGTAGGCGAAGGTGGCATGCCGGAGATTTACCAGGCCAGTACCGGTAAGCAGTACATGATACCGGGCGACAACGGCAGGGTGATCAGCAACAAGGAGATGACTGCCGGAGGCGGTGGCGGGGTGATTTTGAATATCAACAATTACTCTTCAGCGTCTGTCGATGCACAGGCTACGCAGGGCAGTGACGGTACATGGACCATCGATGCATTCATCGCTGACATGAATAATGGTGGACCAGCAAGCCAAGCCATTACCAGCAATTTGAACGTTAAGCGCACGCCAAGGGGGCAGGGCTGATGCCAATTATCGACTATCCCGACTGGCTGCCACTGGCGCAGAAGGCCAGCAAAAACATGACGCTCGATACCGGGTTCCAGACCGATCAGCCAGCGGTCGGCCCGGCTATCTTTCAGAACCAGACCGATGATCTAAAAGCGACCTGGTCGGTGACGTGGATCTTCACGCTGGCCGAAGAGCGAGCTTTCCAGCAGTGGCTGCGCAGCCCGAACTATCTCAACCGGGGACTGAACTGGTTCCGGATGAATATCAATCTTGGCGGCAGTGGCCTGCAACTCCAGGAACTTCACTTCACTCAGATGCCAGTGCAAACCAGTATCGACGGCGGGGTGGTAACCTGGACGGGAACCGTAATTGCTAACCATCTGTACAACGCCGACGATGAGTTCGACGATATCATAGTTGAACTTCCGCCGCCGTGGGATTCGTGGCTGGATATCGTGGTAACGGGTTATCCTGACGGGCGCGACCCGGAATCTTTACCGAGAGTGCCGTAATGCCTACATAAAATGATATAATCAGTGAAGTGTAAGCCACGGGAAAACGAATCATGCGCGTAATGCCAATTAATGGATATGAAGGACTGTATACCGTTTCTGAATCAGGAGTAATTACCAGCCTTGCGAGACTTACTTCTGATGGAAGGAATATCAAAGAAAGAGTTCTTAAGCCAAGAGCTGTTCGTGGGTACGCTCATGTAACACTATGCAATGAAAATGGTTGCAAGCAATTGAGTGTTCATAGGATTGTTGCCTCTCATTTCTTGGGAAGTTGCGCTGAAGGGGAGGTGGTAAATCATATCGATGGTGACAAGCTGAATAACACCGTGAGTAATTTGGAATGGTGCACTCACTCTGACAATAACATTCACGCCTTAACTCATGGGTTGAGGGTGCCAAAGTCTGGACAGGATCATCACCGATTCTCAGCGCCAGTTATTGCTACGCGACTGAGTTCAGGTGAGGAGTACACCTTATGTGGAGAAAAAGAAATTAGGGGTATGGGCTTTGATTACGCGACAGTTAGAAACTGTGTGGCGGGAAAGCGCAAAAGACACAAGGGGTTTACTTTTAGGAGCGGTTAAACATGAATTTCCGCCAGTACAAACAACAGCGCCCGACGCGCGGGCTGTACGACACCATCACGTTCTACCATCCATCCTTTGGCTATGTCCGCCTGGTAGACAAGCAGTTCTTCCCGAAGACGCTTGGCGGCAAGACGTACACGCCAGCGCGTTTTGAAATCGAAGAGAGCCAGCAGAGCGGCACGCCGGTGATCGACGCGACCGTGAAGTTAGGGCGTCTGTCGTCTGACATCAAAGCTCTCATGAAGCAGTGGAAGGGAGCGGCCCGGCTAACAGCTATTACGGCCACGCGGCAGATCTTCGACAGCGGCGATGTGTCGATGCCGATTAAGTCGTGGCAACTTTACGTCAAGACGGTGGATATCGATGCCGAGGCCTCATCGGTCACTCTGTCTGTCACCAACCCTCTGAACAACAACATTGGTCGCCTTTATGATCCAGTCGAGTACACGGGACTTCAGTATCTGTGAGGTAGATATGAATTGGAGTGATTATTTCGAATATCGGGATGGAAAACTCTTTTGGAGGCACAGCCATAGAGGGCCTGTAAAAGCAGGCGATGAAGTTAAAAATCGCGACGGTAAAGGTTATGTCAGGGTTGTTCTTCACCAGAAATTTTATCTAGTGTGGGGAGGTGATCGTTTCTGCATAGAGGGAAAACGAGGGGTAATAGGCTGAAAGGCAGAGCTATCAAGGGGTAGACAGCTGTGAGGTAATTCTGCACACGCTACTGGATTTTGAGCAAAAATAGTAAAAAAGGCGAAATATTCTGCACTAAAATTAGCACGCATTAGAACCGTTTAAATCACTTTTAAACGATCCTAATGCGGTTCTTCAGCTCTACCTCACCTCTTATTCCATACAGTTTGGTACAGTTGTTTTAGTTCTACATCGGTAAGTTCAGTCATCGAATTTTTTTCAAATTTCTGTTGCATATAGAGTTTACGCCATGCCTGCCACCCTTTTTCAGAGCACCTGGCTTGGATTGACTTAATTGTTTGTGCTCTCCAGTCTTGAACTTTTTTCGGAGCGGATGGCATGTTGCGCAATTCGCCCAGTCTTGAACGAAGGAATTTTATTGCTTTAGCATGGTTTATGTCTTTGATTTCATGATAACTATTCACTTTCATGTGGCGATTAAGAAGTGACCATGCTTTTTGGTGTGTGAGTTTTGACTTCTTTATAGCGTTAAAATTTTCAACCCATTCATCTACAAGGCTTTTTATCTGGAATTTTTGTGTCGCATCAATAACTCCATCTGCCGTTTTGACCTGAATTTTTTTCTGTATGGATCTTGTAAAGGTTATTACATTATTTACGGTGTTTCCGTTGCCAATCACATTGGCTGAACCATTGACGTTGATTGATGGGATTGTCTGATTACCCCCATCAATATCAGCTGCATCCTCATTATCCTGCGAAAGAAGCTGAGCAATTTCTAACAACTCGTCCTCAAATGCATTTTTCTTTCTACCAAGATGTACAACTTTGTCGTCTTTCATTACAGCCTCCCAGACTAAGCAACAAGCTCGATCGTTTCTTGTATCAACTTCATGTCTATGTAACTACTTGATTTAAAAGCCCGGTAAAGCACCGTGATCACCTTTGCTTTGGTCGAAGGGCTTATCTTTTTTTTCCTACTCATCAAAAGTAATTCAACAGATTCGATAACTTTTGATAGTAACTCCGTATCGATTTCGCTTTCTCCAATGTCAGCCTGTTCTGTACCAATCGCCTCTCTAGTTGCAGAGGGAAGAGATGAGATGTGGAACTCAAAAGCCGTCCCCCTAACACCAGCGCGCTGACGCTTCTTCCAACCCTCCTTATTAGCCCTCCGATTGACACTGCTCTTATCACCAGGCATTCCCGGAAGCCCTGCAAGCTCACTTGCCGAAAACCATTCATTAAACGCCATCACAAAAACCCTTTGTGGTTTCATTTGTCGTTGCAGAAGATAAATGAAATGACAAATTTAAATTCAATAAAAACAATCACATAGTGATTATATTGCCAACATTGACAATTATTTGTCGTTGCACGCATTGCAATCACAATGCAATGAAAGTATCTTCTTAAGTAGCTAGCTGGGTACTTTGCAGGCTAGCTAAGTGGTTAACTTTTAAGGATGGCATGAAATGAAATGCGAAAAAAGAGAAAACATGCACAGAGCGGATATCGTCGCGGCTTTGCGCAAAAGAAACATGTCTCTCTCTAGTTTGGGGCGGGAGCACAACCTATCGCCTTACACATTAAAAAATGCCCTAGATAAACCATACCCAAAAGCTGAAAAAATTATTGCTGAAGCAATCGGTATGACTCCTGAAGATATTTGGCCTGGGAGATATTGATATGTCTTCATTTAATGGTTGGGTTACTGCTAAAGAGATAACTGAGTTACCCGGTTTTTCTTCTGCCGTTAGCACCATTTTGCGCAAAGCAAAAAATGAACAGTGGACATGCAGGAAAAGAGAAGGCGTTAAAGGTATCGCCTATGAATTTCTCATCGAAAGCCTTCCTCATGATATGCAGTCAGCCATCCGCGAAAAAGTGTATCAGACAGTGCTGGCCTCTAAGCCAGGCGAGCATGCACTCCGTGCGGTTGTTGCACGTAAGGCCACCGCAGACCGTCAGGATATAGCCCTGCTGCGCCAGTGCCCGGTCATTCTTGAGCAGAAGGTCGGCGAACTGACCATTAAACAAAAACAGATCGCCGATGCCCGCGCGGCGCTGGCGATGGAGGTTGAACGTCTGCGGAATGCGGGTTCATCACGCACCGCTGCCGTCAAATTTATCGTGAAGGCTGCACGCACCGATTCACTGCCAGAGCACCTTAAAGATGCTGCGGTTATCGCCAACGCCCGCAAGGGTTCAACCCGTAAAGGTTTTGGTGAGCGCAGCCTTCAAGAGTGGGTGTCTATTTACGAGGCGTCCCGGCCAGGTATTGAGCGTCTGACGCTGCTTGCTCCTGGACAACTGAAAGCTAGGACGCCTGAAAAGATCCAGTGGCTTCCTGACTTTCTGGCCCACTGGCGATCAAGAAAGGGGCCGACGCTAAGGGATGCTTACAGTGATTTTAAAGCTGAATGGGAAAACACGTATGCCGACCAGCCGGCAATTGCAGCCGCCTGCCCGTCATATGATGCCGTTCGCCGCGCCATGGCAAAACTGCCAAAGCGCGAGCGTGTGCGCGGTCGCGTCAGCGGTTCCGCTGCGCTGGCTTATGAATGCTTCCAGAAGCGTGACTGGTCCCTTATGCCGGTTAATGGCTGCTGGATTGCGGATGGTAAATCTCTTGAGATGAAAGTGGCACACCCTGACCATGGTCGCCCGTTCACTCCTGAGCTGACGTTAATTATTGATGGCCGGACACGCTTTATTACGGGCTGGAGCCTGGCACTTTCAGAAAGCGTTATTGCTGTGGCTGATGCCTACCGTTACGCCATGCGTCATTTCGGCAAACCGTTATTTGTGTATTCCGATAACGGCGGCGGTGAAACAAACAAAACGCTTGATGCCGATGTGACGGGTATTTTCAGCCGCCTCGGTATTGAGCACCCGACCAGTATTCCGGGGCGTCCTCAGTCTCGCGGCATCATCGAACGGCTTAACAAGGGTGTTCCCCGCCGTGTTGCGATGCAGTTCGATACGTTCAGCGGCGACAGTGCTGACCGGGAGCATGCCCGCATCACGTCGCGTGCTATCCAGTCAGCCATCAAAGCGCAGGAGAACGGACGGGAGCTGACGCCTGTGCAACGTAATGCTCTGGGTAAATTACCCTCCTGGCAGCAGCTGCTTGACGCAATCGCCAGCGAAGTTGACGCATACAACAACACGCATGAACACCGTGAGCTTCCAAAACGTAACGGGCGTCATATGACACCGTCGGCCTATCGTCGGGCCGTTCTCGAAGCTGAAGGCGACGACATTGAATATCTGACTGATGTTGAGCTGCGCGAAGCCTTTATGCCGGAGATGGTACGTACCGCGCAGCGTGGCTGGTTGCGTCTGTTCAACAACGACTACTTCTCTGAAGAATTGATCCAGGTGGATAGCGAAGAGGTTCGCGTGGCTTTCGATATTCACGATCCCTCTTCCGTTATCGTTCGCCGGATGGATGGTACCTACGTCTGTACTGCGATCTGGAACGGTAATAAACGTGCCGCAATACCGGTGAGTGCAATGGATGTGGCAGTTGAGAAACGCCGCCAGCGCCGCCTCAACCGTATTGAAGACAAACGCCAGGAAATTGAGGCAGAGGGCCGCTCTGTATTACCGGGCCAGCGCTTCGACGATCTGGGGAGCTTTATCCCGGCTGAATTCAGCCGGATTACGGAAGAAGAACATTATTTCTTCCTCGAAACCGACCGCGATGAATATCTGAAAAAAACCGGTAATACCCGGTAAGTGAGAGACATATGAGCCTACAAACAGAACTGAATGAACTTATGTCCCGCAAGGGTTACAGCCAGACACAGGTAGCCCGCGCTTTTGGTAAAAGCCCGGCAGTGGTTAATCAGTACCTGCAGGGAAAATATCAGGGGGATGTGGGAAGCATCGACGAACTGGCCCGCAGCTTCATTGCCCGCGAAGCCGACAAGGAAAAATCGCGTCGCATCACGCCGCGCTATATCCCCACAGTGACCTCCCGCAAGGGGATTGAGGTCATTCGCCTGGCGCACCTGGATGGGGAGATCAACGTTCTCTATGGTGCTGCTGGCCTGGGTAAAACCATGATTTTGCGCGAATACGCGTCCAGACATCGTGATGCGCTGCTGATAGAGGCCGACCCCGGTTATACCGCCCGTGTTGTGCTCGAAGAGCTTTGTGGACTGCTTGGCCTCAGCAAACGCGGCAATATGCATGAACTCAGCGAAGCCTGCATTGCTGCCCTGCGTGATTCTGGTCGCCTCCTTATGGTCGATGAGGCGGAGAACCTTCCATACCGTGCGCTGGAAACACTGCGTCGCATCCATGACAAAGCCGGTATCGGTGTCGTTCTGGCGGGGATGCCTCGCCTCATTATCAACCTGAAAGGCAAGCGCGGTGAATATCAGCAGCTTTTCAGCCGCGTGGGTCTGGCGCTCAACATCGGCGAATCCCTGCCGCAGGCTGATATCAGCGATATCGCGATCAGTATGCTGCCGGATGCTGAGAACCCTGACGTATCTGAGGCGCTATTCCGGGCGAGCAACGGCAACGCCAGACGTCTTTTCAAACTGGTGCGCGGTGTCAGCCGTCACAGCGATATCAGTGGCCATGCAGTCAGCGCTGGCGCTGTCCGCAAGTTCGCAGAAATGCTCATTAACTGAGGATTTAACCATGACCAGAACATCAGGAAATACCGACAACGCAGGCGTTATCTCTGCGTTGATCCGGGCAGAAACGCTGATTTTATTTCTGTCAGCACAGGGAGTTCAGGTGAAAAGCGTATCCCTGCGCAACACACAACCGGTCATTCGTATCGTGCGCCATGCATGGTGCGAGCGGATGAAAAAAGAAGGTCTGGCGCGATTTGATATTACCGGCAATGACCGCCACGGGCGCTTTCGCCAGGGCGTCTATCAGGATGAAAGCGGGTGTCGGGTGGTCTGGTCTGAATCACTTCATTAAGCAGAGGGATATATGGCAAAGATTGTTATTGAAATAAAGGACAAATCTCGCGGTTTTGAAGTCGGTTGCAGGGTTATCCCTGATGACGGCGACAGCGATATCATCAGCAAAGTGGCTGACAAAGTGGGTAAAGGTCTGGCTGGTCATGTGCTGGCAAAGGTTAACGAAGCCGTTAAGAAAGTAACGCGTCAATTTAAGGAGAGTAAAAATGTCCACTGAAAACAAGCAATTCACTGAAAAAACAGCGCCAGAGGGTTACTGGATTGACGCCAAGGGCGTACTGACCCCTGTCAGTCTGATTAAAGATACCGACCAGATGCGTGACGATCTGGTGCGTAGCATCGTCGAAAAAGCGACAGCCCTGAGTGCTGCACTGGCAGAGTTCAAGCTTAGCGGCTTTTCCGATATCGGAGCTTTCGTTGATATCTCCGCCAGTCAGTACGGCGTCAGCCTGGGTGGCAAAAAAGGTAACGTCACGCTCTACAGCTATGATGGCCGCTATAAGGTTCAGCGTGCCATGCAGGACCGTATCGCATTTGACGAGCGCCTGCAGGCTGCTAAATCACTGATTGATGAATGTCTGGCAGACTGGACCGAGAATGCCCGCCCGGAGATTCGCGCCATCATCACCCGTGCATTCCAGACGGAAAAAGAAGGTGAAGTGAATACCGGCGCGGTTCTGGCATTGCGCCGCCTCGATATTACAGACGCTCGCTGGGTTAAGGCGATGGAGGCCATCGGCGAGGCTGTTCAGGTTGTCGGCAGCCGTTCTTATATCCGTGTTTATGAGCGCGTTGGTGAAAGCGATCAGTATCGCGCCATCCCTCTCGATATCGCTGGCGTGGGGGTGTGAGATGGCCATTCTGTTTGATCGTGCTAAATCGGACAAACCATGCAGCCCTTTCATGTCGTATGCAACCAGCGCTGTCATTGCCGAACAGAACGGCGAGTTTCAGCGGGCGGCGGATTCATGGAAACAGGCATTCAGTCTGGCAAAAATGGAGGTGAACTCTATTTATGCGGCTTCGCGTATGGAGTTCTGTCGTCATGCCGCACATCGTGGCTGGGGTGTTCCAGATGAAAGCTAAAGAATTCAATGCCCTTTACCCTAAAGGCAGTTCATTTATCTATCAGCCAGCCACAGGTTTACGCGGTGGCCGTGTAGTCAGAACGGTAGATGTGGCAAATGACCTTTATAAGGTCACGGTCGTGGAAATAAATCAGGAGCCTTATTTCGCGAATATTAAATCGCTTAAACCCGTGAACTGATTTTAACCTTAATTTAAATCACTTTTAAAAATGGCGTAAACCCGCAGGGGCTGGCTTACGCCAAATCCAGGAGTTGAACAATGGAAAATAAAGAGAAATATATCCAGAGAATTAAAAAGCTGCTCGCGATGGCGCGTAATAACTCCAGCGCTGAAGAAGCTGCACTTGCCCTGCGCCGTGCTCAGCGTCTGATAGAAACCCACAAGCTGACTGAGGCTGATGCTGATTTGATTGATATCAATGAAGCTTCTACCCAGAAGGCCCCCTCTCATGCTGAGAAGATGCCGGAATATATGGCAATACTGGCAGAGATGGTCGCCCGCGTTTTTGGCGTGAAGTTTTACACCAGCCATGGCACTGAGCAGTGGGGCAAGCCAGCAAAACGCACCATACACTATTACGGCCCCGACGAACGCCCTCAGATAGCGGCATACTCATTCGAAGTTCTGGGTAAGCAACTGGTGAAAGCCCGCCGTGATTACCTATCCACATTACGCAAGAACATCAAACAGGCCACAAAAGTTGCCCGCGCCGATACCTTCTGCTCCGCATGGGTCAACGGTGCTTATGCCGTTGTCAGTGATTTCGCCGTCACGGAGGCGGAGACAACTCTGATGGAGTGCTACCGCAGCAGGAAATTAAGCGAAGGCATGAAAAGGCTGGAACCGCGCAAACCCGGCAAAGCCAGAGGAACGGATAAGGCGGAAAGCGAGGGATATCTGGCTGGACGTAATGCGCAGCTACATCACGCGGTAAGCAGTTCAGCTAATAAATGCGAACAGATCGGAGTGACAAAATGAAAACCTCGCCTCAACTGGAAACTACGCCAGTCAAAGAACTCGTAGCAGCCGGGCATGCGCTGGCGAAAGAACTACATTGCGCTGAGTCTGCCGCGCTGGTTCGCAATCTGGCTACAGCGCTTGATGTCCAGTTTGCTCGTGCCAACGCGCTAACGGTTGTTGATGTTTGTGACCCTAATGTGCTGGCGCAGCTGGATGAGCTGGAAGCTGTGAACGAGCTGTTTTTACGTGCAAGGCAGCTGATGTATCAATCAGGAGGGGCACCAATCGAAAACTCATTGAATCCGATTGATGCATGGCTGTATGACGCAGAACGCGTTGCCGGTAAAGGATAGTGACATGGCTACCAACGAAATTCTCATAGTTAACAAAATTGGGCGCGCTGATGGTGATTACGGATGCTACTGCCCTCACTGCGGAGAGCCGATGTTTTTCAGCGATGATGAACTGGAAGATATCCGAGGCTCTCAATACCAGCATTCTCGCGTGATAAATCTCAGAACCGGTGAACGGTGTGATGGATGGCTGGAAGTATCTACCAATGCGGGTTACTCGCGAATCTTGTTCGACCAGGGAGATGAATAGAGAAATGACAATCACCGAAATTTTGAATACCGGGCTCGCCTTCATGGGTTGGCTATTCATCATGGTCCAGACCGGTAAGTGGTTTACCTCTGCTGTTCTGAAATCGTGGGATAAACACCGCAAGTCATCACGTCGTCAGAAGGCTATTGATGAGTTATACGACGCTTTCGAACTGCAGAGCATTGAGCCTGGTACAACCGTTCGTCTTGCCACAAAGGGCGCTCTGACAATCATGATGTTTCGCTCTGAGGAGGCTGCCAAATGACAAACCGCAAAGCAAGAAGACTGCTGCGCATGCCTTTCAAATTCAGTAACCGTAAAGCGATGACAGGATGGCCGGCAACGATACCCCAGTCTGGCAACGAGTGGTGCGACAAGAAGAAACGCAGCGCTGCACAGAACCGCTGGAAAAATCATGTGAGGTATCTCTGATGAATTTAAACAAACATTCTGAGCGTAAGCCGGTGGTTTTCATTGCAGGTCCAATGACCGGGTATCACAACTTTAACCGCGATGAATTCAACGCTGAGGCTCGCATCCTGGAAGAGCGCGGCTTCACCGTCCTCAATCCGGCCATTCTTCCTGACGGCCTGCAGCATGAGCAGTACCTGCAAATTACATTGTCCATGCTTGAGCAGGCTGATGCTGTTTTCCTCCTGAACGGCTGGGAAAAGAGCACAGGCGCAACCAGGGAGTTTGATCGCGCCTGTGAGCTTGGTCTGTTGTTTCTTTACCAGGACTGGGAAAGCGTGTCGATTGCGATCCACCGTAAACGTCACCCATTAACGGAGGTGAGTTATGCATAGCGTAACGGGTTGCCAGTTCCAGGATAACGGCAACCGCCGTGTCTGGTTCTTCCGTGATAACAGCCAGGTTGTTGAGTTGTTGTCGGTTCCTCTTAAGTTGCGGTTCAACTATTACGACGCGAGTAACCGCAACGTTCTTAATAAGGGGATTCAGGCTGATATGAGAAAGGCGATTGAGTCTTTCAAGAAACTTCGGGGAATACAGTGATGGATATAGCTTTCATCCTCATATTTCTGGCGATGTATTTGACACTTGGCTGGTGTTGGGCATGCATCCTGGTCCGATTGGTGGGATTGGCTAATTTATCCTGCCAGAATTGCTGGTTCGCATTTCTCTTATGGCCATTAAGCATTATTGCAACCGATGCACATATGGAGGAGAACGATGAAAAGTCTGCTCAGAAACCTGACGGCGAAGACATTTAACCAGCGTTTTCCTGTCGGCTCCAGTTTCCTGTATCACCCGACACCAGGTATGCCCGAACGGGAGACCGTAATAACCCGCTCAGAAGCCTGGCATATGCGCAATGGTCGTCTGGTTGTCAGGGTTGAAGGGAAAATCGGTGGTATATCCGTCAGCAAAATGGAACCTTTAAAGTAAGTCATTACAGCAGGCACTTCACAAAGTGCCTGCGATAATGGCAACCAACAGGAGAAATATTATGTCCACGCCAGCAAAACGAGGTCTTATAGGGGCAATTAAAGCCGGTCAGGCATATCTTGGGTGGGATGATGTAACCTACCGTAGTGTCCTGTCTCGCTTATGCAACGGTAAAACATCATCCACTAAATGCACTCTCGACGAACTGCAGGCTGTCAGGGAATATATGCATGATAAGGGCTTTCCTCGCTACTCGGTAAAGCACGGTCGACGTCCAAAGGTTGCCAATACGCGCGAGTCAATTCTTGCTAAAATTCATGCATTACTTGCAGATGCAAAACGTCCGTGGAATTATGCCGAGAAAATGTGCGATCATATGTTCCACGTCAAATACATCGAGTGGTTGACGACAGAACAGTTAACCAAACTCATGCAGGCTCTCAGCATTGATGCGAGTCGGCGAAAAAAGCGGGAGCGTAATAATGAATCTGGAACAGGTAACGGAGCTGCTGCCATCAGCAGTGATACAAATAGCTGACCTGATAGGCTTCCCGGCGACCGAGCAGCTTCTTTCTGCTTTTGGTGGCACCACGTTCCCGATAGGTAAAGGCCTCCGCGCTATGGGGGCCAGCCGCGCAGCCCTCCTGCGCGATACTATCGGCGATGAGAAAACCCAATTACTCATCAAGAATTTTGGCGGCGAAGTTCTCTATTTACCCCGCTGTGATCGTGCCCTTCGTGAATTACGTAACCGTCGCTTTCTAGCCGAGTTCGCCGAAGTGCGTGGACAAGGTTCATCCTCTCTTATGGCCATGACCTTTCTTTGCCCTAAGTATGGTTTTAGTGATCGCTTTGCGTGGGAACTTCTTGCACAGCAGAAAAACAAAGATTGTAACAGTCAAGGAAAATTATTCTAATGGGCAATGCAATGAGATATGTGGCATTTTTCTTGGTGGTATTTAGTACTACTGCAGTAGCAAAAACAGTACCCAATACAAAAGCAGTTGAGACTTATAAAAATCAACTTGAGGAAACTAAGAGAATATTTAATGAAACGCTGAGCACTTTAATGGGTGCAACTGCTGTTTTTGATATGTACAAGAGTCTGGGATATCTTACACCTGAAGTTGTTGCAGTGAGTCGTCATTTCCTCCTCCTTGATGAGGATGCGAAAAAATTGTATGGGGAGAATCTTCTTTTAAACCCTACACCTTTTAGCTCTTGCGCTACGTTACCAGCAGCAGCTTACTCATATTGGATATCAAGGCTATCTTCATTAAAAACTGATAATGTTAAGGCTGTGAATGCGCAGGGTGAATCATACATAAAACAGGGTAAGGAATGTAAATTTGCAATTAACAACCCACCTCCTGCGCATATTGAAGAAAGTGACGATGTAGAGATAATTGATGTTAGTCAATAAGCCACTGAACCCCTTCACCTGATTATTCACCTAACCCGATGAAATACTGACGCCATCCCTTTTTAACCGGATGGCGTTATGCTTTTAACACTCCCACAATTTCAGCGAGCAGCGGGCCTTTCGCCAGTGATGGCGCAACGCTGGTTTGAACCATTCAGTAAAGCCACCGCTGAATTCCAGATTAATACACCAGCCCGGCTTGCCGCCTTTATTGCTCAAACCGGCCACGAGAGCGCGGGCTTCAGTCGGCTCAGTGAAAATCTCTATTATTCAGATGCTGAGCGCGTGGCGCGTATTTTCCGCAGCGACTTCGATCTCAATAAGAATCGTATTATTGAGCCCAGCGAGATTGAATTTGCCCGCCGCTATACCCGTAACCCTGAAAAAATGGCGAATTATGTTTACGCAAATCAGGGTGGTAACGGTAATGAAGCATCAGGCGATGGCTGGCGCTTTCGCGGGCGTGGCCTGATTCAGATTACCCTGCGCAATAATTACCTGCTTTGTGGTAAGGCGCTGGGTCTCGATCTCATCGCTAATCCCGATTTGTTACTGGAGTATCTCAACGCAGCCCGCAGCGCGGCCTGGTACTGGAAGGCTAATGGCTGCAATGAGCTGGCGGACAAAGGCGATTTTCTGGCTGTCACCCGCCGTATCAACCCTCCGGCTGAAGGTCAGGCCGACCGCGTGGCGCGGCTGAATGTCGCCAAGGCGGCACTATGACGATCTCTCTGCGCGATCTGGTGACGAACCCGGCCACCGGTCGTCTCTCAACGTCAGACACCATCGTTTTTCTGGCCTTTCTGGTCAGTTCCTTCGTGCTGGTCTGGCTCACCGTTACCCGTCCAGAAACACCTGGTGAGCTGTATCTCACCTATCTGGGCGCATGGGTGGCACAGAGCCAGGCATCAAAACACATGTCCATCAAACGAGCCAGAGAGGTGCGCGATGTGGGAAGCAGCCCTGAAAATCCTGAAGGTTAGCTGGAAACCGCTGCTCGTCGTCGTGGTGCTGACAGGCTGCGGGATATGGTTCGGCACCTTCATCACAGGCAACAAGCTGGACGCTCAGGCGCTGGCCTTCAGCCAGGAGAAGCAACGCCTGACTGATGGTTTCAGTGAAAAAGAACGGCAGTGGGATCAGGAGCGTCTCAGCGCTGCGAATCAGTATGCAGCTGACCTGAAGGCTGCTCTTGATAAGCAGAACGCCTGGCAGCAGAAAGCGGATGCGCTGACGCGCGAGCTGGCTGAAAAGCAAAAGAAACATGATGAGACTGTTCGCGATCTTAAAAAGAGGCTTGACGATGCACTTGATAAAGATGGTCCTGGTTATACCGGCATTGGTCCTGGCGGCCTGCAGCTCTTCCGCGAAGCCTTCGGCTACCCCGGAGCCGAAGGTCTCCCCGCTGGTCAGTATCTGCCAGCCACCGCCAGCGGCACTTCTGGTCATTCCGGCCAGGCCACAGGCTCCGGTGGCGGACTCTCCCCCAGGGGTATAGTGGCGTTTTCAGCGGAATACGGCGCATGGTGCCAGCTCATTGAGAGCAGGCTGCAGGCAATAAACGAGTATTACAGGAAGTGAAAAACATTATGACTCTTGATATGGCCTTTCAGATTGCGCTGGCGCTGGCAGCGACCTTCGGCACCATCTGGATACGTCGTCTGCAAAAAGACATCACCGACCTGGAAAAGGCGGTTGATCGCATCCGGGATGAATACCAGCGCCGTGAGGATGCAAAAAGTAACTACACCGCAATGATGGATGCGATGAGGGAGCTGCGAGCGGCTATCGAGCGCATTGATAACAAACTGGACAGGAAACAGGATAAATGAAAGCCAGACACAAGCGCCGAACCCGCCGCGCGACAATCAGCCAGAGCGAACAGGAAACACTGAGCCGGATTTCCGCTCAGCTCGATCGCCTGCAGGCTCCCGTCAGCCCGGACATTCTGGGCGGGATTAATGACAAGCTGAGCCGGATTGATGTTCGTCTCACTACCATCAGCGACGATGCCGCTCGCCGTGGTGCCTCTGCGGGTGCGATTACAGGTGGCATCGCGGGCGGCGTCATCACGGTAGCGATTCTGCTCATTCGCGCAAAACTGGAGCTGTGATATGGCGCATCCGCAGGAAACACGGGAAAAACTGCGACGATCTTATATCTTCGGCCAGATGTCGCTCGAAATCGCCTCCGCTCAGGCTGGCGTGGCATTTGCGACAGCTCGCCGCTGGAAAAAGGAAGCACAGGACGCAGGCGATGACTGGGATAAGTTACGCGCCGCTCACCTTATGGCCGGTAATGGACTTGAAGAGATTGGCCGCGCCATTCTCACCGGGTTAATGACCCAGTATCAGACCACGCTGGAACTGCTTACAACCGAGTCTCAGCTCCCTCCGGGGGAACGCGTCGAGCTTCTGGCAAGCCTTGCTGATGCATTTAACAAAGCTGTCGCAGCAAACAAGAAAATACTGCCGGAGGTAAGCCAGCTGGCGGTGGCGCTGGATGTTATCCAGAAGCTCAGCGCATTTGTCGCCGAGCACTATCCAAAGCATCTGGCCGCATTCGTGGAAATCCTTGAACCCTTCGGCAAGGAGATGGAGCAACACTATGGCTGACCAGTTAATCCGGGTTAACAGTGAAAACTATGTGATGGCCAGTGACGTGCTGGGCGTCCGGTTCGCGGGCGGCAGAAACGTAACCGTCGCGACGTCGACAGGCTGCTACAGCCTCGATGTTGAACGAGATAAAACCGGCATCGAGTCGATGAACCGCTTCATCAGCGAGGTTAATAAAGCCCTCCGCAATCACCATTAACAGGCTGTTAAGGGCAAATTAATCATGGCCAGAACTAAGTTATCCAGCAAAGATTTTCTTGCCGAACTGGCGGAACTCTCCGCCAGTCTGCGTCGCACCATTGAAGCCGAAGATGTGGGCTTTGACCCCTCCGCTGCAGCAATTGCTGAGCGTCGCGGCCTCGTTGCTGACCCTGTAACGGGGTTTGAATACTTTGTGCAGCATTATTTTCCGCACTATGTCCGCCATTCCGCCCGCAGTGAGCTGCATAACTATCTTTATAAGCGCCTGCCTGAAATCATCCAGGCCACGGGGAGCCAGAACGATGCGATCGCAGCTCCGCGTGGTGAAGCCAAATCCACCATCGTGAGTCAGCTTTTTGTCATCTGGTGCATTGTGCTGGCGCTCAAGCATTACCCGGTCATCATTATGGATTCCATCGACCAGGCCTATCCGATGCTGGAGGCGATAAAGGCGGAGCTGCAGTTTAACCCCCGCCTGTTGATGGACTTCCCTGAAGCGACGGGCGGTGGCCGCGTCTGGCAGGCCGGGACAATCCTCACCCGAAACGACATTAAGGTACAGGTCGCCGGTAGTGGCAAAAAGCTGCGTGGTCTGCGCCATGGCCCGTATCGTCCTGACCTGGCTGTGCTCGATGATATCGAGAACGATGAGCTGGTGCGTAACCCTGAGCAACGCGACAAGCTCGATAACTGGCTCAAAAAAACCGTACTGCCGCTCGGCGGCGCGGGGGCCAAATTCGATGTGGTGTATATCGGGACAATCCTGCACTACGATTCCGTGCTTTCCCGCACCCTTAAAAATCCGCTATGGACGCGGGCCCGGTTCAAAGCGCTTATCAGCTGGCCGCACAATATGTCGCTGTGGGATAAGTGGGAAGAAATCCTGCGCAACAACGACGAAGATGGTCAGATGCTGGCACAGGCGTACTACCGTGAGCATCAGGCTGAGATGGATGAAGGAGCCGTGGTGTCATGGGCTGCGCGTCCGCTTTATGCCCTGATGCTCATCCGTGCCCGTGATGGCCACAGTACCTTTGATGCGGAATATCAGAACGATCCCGTCAGCGGCGAAGATGCGCCATTTACCGGCTGTATTAATTTCTGGGTCAACCGCCTTAACGAGTGGCGTTTCTATGGCGCATGTGATCCGAGCCTGGGTAAACACGGCAACAGCCGGGACCCTTCTGCGTTGCTGGTTGGCGGTTTCAACCGCTTCACCGGCATTCTGGATGTGGTCGAAGCGCGTATCCGAAAGCGTGTGCCGGACAAAATTATCTCTGACGTTATCGAGCTGCAGCGGGAATATAACTGCCTCGTCTGGGCGGTCGAGTCCGTCCAGTTCCAGGAGTTCCTGCGCACCGAACTGGTGAAGCGCTCCGCTGCGATGGGTATCCCCGTTCCTGCCAGAGCCGTCACGCCTTCGGTTGATAAGCTCCTGCGCATTGAGTCACTGCAGCCACATATGGCCAACGGCCTGATACGCCTGCACCCTTCGCAGACTACTCTCATCGACCAGCTCCGGCACTTCCCCAAAGCTGACCATGATGACGGGCCTGATGCCCTGCATATGCTCTGGATGCTGGCCGTTTCCGGTGCTGGTAATTTCGAGTTTAAAGCTGTTCCCCGCCGTGGCCATAGCGGGGACAGGTTCGGTCCTTCAGGAGGATTTTGATAATGGTTCAGATTCTTGACCAGTATGGTCGCCCGCTAAATAAAGAGGTGCTTAAAGCCCCCCAGACCTCCCGCACGTTCGAGCTGCAGCGTGACTGGCCAACGCACCCATCGCGGGGAATGACCATTGCCCGGCTTCCTCGCCTGCTGGAAGCGGCTGAACGCGGCGACCTGGCTGCTCAGGCTGACCTCTTCGAAGATATGGTTGAGCGGGACGGGCACATTTTTTCCGAAATGGCCAAACGCAAGAATGCGTTGCTTACTCTGGACTGGAGCATCGAGCCACCGCCGAACGCGACGGCGGAAGAAAAACAGATCGCCGCGATGGTGGCCAGCTGGTTCGCGGACCTTCAGGAGATGGAAGATATTACCCTGAATGCGGCTGAAGCTATCGGGCATGGCTTTTCCGCTCAGGAGATTGAAAAGTGGGAGCTTGACGGCAATCTTTGGCTTCCCGTCAAAATCAAACTGCGTCCGCATCGCTGGTTCTGTACCACGCCGGAAGCCGGGGATGAGGTGCGTCTTAACACCGGCACGCTGGGGGGAGAAGAACTCTGGCCGTTTGGCTGGCTGGTGCATACGCACAACGCCAAGTCAGGCTATATCGCGCAGTCCGGCTTATACCGCGTACTGGTCTGGCCTTATCTGTTTAAAAACTACAGTGTGCGCGATCTCGCTGAGTTCCTGGAAATCTACGGGCTGCCACCGCGTATCGGGTCGTATATGTCCGGGGCCAGCCAGGATGAACAGGATAAACTTATGGAGGCGCTGGTCAGCATCGGTCATAACGCCTCGGGGATCATCCCTGATAACACCAAAATCGAATTTAAGGATGCCGCCGAGGGGCAGTCCGATCCTTTCATGGCGATGATTAACTGGTGCGAACGTACCGAATCAAAGGTCATTCTCGGCGGCACGCTGACGTCACAGGCGGACGGCAAGTCCTCAACAAATGCCCTTGGTAATGTGCATAACGAAGTCCGCCACGATCTGCTGACCGCTGATGCCCGCCAGCTGGAAGGGTTTTATCGTGGCTTCATTCGTATGTTACTGGCCATTAATGGTTATAACGTCAGCCCGCGCCGTCAGCCGCGCCTGGTATTTGATACCCGTGAGCTGGAGAGCATTGAAACCTTTGCCAATGGTGTTTCCGCGCTGGTACGCGCCGGGATGGACACTATCCCGACGTCATGGATACACAAAAAGGTCGGGATTCCGGTGCCAAAAGAGAACGAAGCTGTGCTTACGCCGCCTGCAGCCCCCTCTCCGGTGGGGCTGAGCACCACGCCGGTATTCCGCCATTTCGCGGCACTGAGCACCACGGGCGAGGTTGTTGACCATGCTCAGGATGCGCTGGACAGCGCCACATCGCCAGGGGAGAGCATCGCGGTGGCCATGGATAAGCTGATTGCGCCGCTGGTCTCGGCCCTGAGCAAGGGGCAAAGCCCTGATGAGGCGCTGGATATCATTGCTGCGAGTTATCCACAGCTGGATGATGCGCAGCTGCAACAGCTGATAAAGCAGGCGCTGTTTGTCAGCGAGGTCTGGGGGCGACTCAATGCCGAAAGCTGATGTTGATCTGGGGTACGCCATCGGGTTAAAGCCCGAAGAAGCGATAGCCTACTTTGAGTCGAAGGGCTACACCACCGGCTTTAACTGGCACGATGTTGAAGCCCGCGCCCACGCCACCAGTTTCACCGTGGCGGGCGTCCTTAAACAGGATGTGCTTGAGGATATTCATCAATCGCTGCGCGAGCATATTGTTAACGGCGGCACGCTCCGGGACTTCGAACGGCAGATTACCCCAACGTTGATCCGTAAGGGCTGGCTTGCCGACCGTGCCAGGCTGGTCGCCGATGAAGATGGCGTTCTGGAGGGTAAACAACTCACACCACGCCGTCTGCGCACCATCTTTGAAACCAATATGCAGGCGGCGTATGGTGCCGGTCGCTATGCGGAGCAGATGGCCAACGCGGAGTTTCGCCCCATATGGGAACGCGTGGCCGTCATGGACATGCACACCCGGCCACTCCACGCCAGGCTCAATGGTTTCACAGCCCGCTATGACGATCCTGTGTGGCAGTTCATGTATCCGCCTGACGGATACCACTGCCGCTGCCGCATTCGTGCCAGAACTCAGGCGGATGCAGACCGTATGGGGATTGAGGTTAAATCGTGGGAGCAGGACATTGTCACGGTACAGCAGGCATGGGGACCAAAAGAAACCCGTGACGTTAAGGCGTTACGCTTCAACGGCGAGCTTTACACGCCTGATGCCGGATTCGGGCACAATCCAGGTCAGGGCTGGCTCTCTTCTCTCGGACAGCGTCTTATGGATAAATCTGCAACCACCACGCCCCGGATTGCCTCTCAGGCCATCCATGAAACACTGTCTGAACCTGCTGTGCTGGATGCCGTCAGCGATGATGTGCGTCGCTGGGTCGACACCGTCAGCGTGCGGCAGAAGACCCGTGGCGACCTGAGGCGCGTTGGCGGTATCCAGCCTGAGCTGCTGAATCGCCTCGAAGAGCGTGGGGTTAACGGTGCGATCACATTAAGCATTCATGAAGAGGATGTCCGGCTGGCTCCAGGCCCGATGTGGTCAGAGCTTCCCGTTCTGCTCCGTCAGCCAGCTGGTGTCTGGCTTGATGATGATGCTCTGGTGTGGCTCCTCTCCGGGCAGAACGGCATCCGCGCGGTACGTGGTGTGCAGTCTGACGATGGCTGGCGTCTGTCGCTGATGAACGCCGGTGCCACCGTCACACCTGGTGATGTGTTGTCTGAACGCGCGGCGCAGCTGCTGGAGCTGAAATCATGAGCTACGCCATCAGGTATGACATTGGTGACTTTGAGCGCTCACTCGGTGAACTCATTAAAAAGCTGGAAAACCGCGCTCCCCTGATGCGCGAGATGGCCGCTGCCATGGGCGATGCCGTCGAAGAAAACTTCGCGCAACAGGGTCGACCGGCGTGGATGGGCTGGAGCCCGGCATACGCCCGTCAGCGCCGGGGCGGTAAAATTCTCCAGAAGAGCGGTCGACTGGCGGCAAGTATCACCCAGTACAGCACGAATGATGAGGCGACGGTCGGGACCAATGTGAAATACGCCCGCATCCACCAGGAGGGCGGGGAAATCAGCATTCCGGCCCGCAGCCAGAAAGCCTACTACCGCCAGAACAAGGATGGTTCAGTGGGTAACCGGTTCGTTAAAAAATCCCGCTCCAACTTTGAGCAGTGGAACACTATCGGGGCGTATAAAATTAAGATGCCCGCGCGTCCTTTCCTGCATCTCACCGAAGATGACGTGGAGAAGATGGAGAATACGGCTGAGCAGTATCTGAAACGTATTTTAGACTGAGGGCAAATTCGTCCTGTAACGCGCTGTGACGCGTTCAGTCTGATTGTGCTAGAGTGATTCGCCAAAGAGGTGTTCAGACGTTTTTAAAAGCGGTTTAAAAAGGTCTGGGCTCATAAATGCATTACGGGAGCGAGCAACTGGACACATTCAAAGCTTTCCTTGATTATTTCACCCCGCAGCAGTGGGTTTTCATTGGCATCTTTGGGGGCCTGGTTATAAAGGTTGCTGAGTGGTTCACTGACCGATACTTTTCCCGCAGGCATCAGAAGCGTCAGTCTGCTAAACCCGATAAGCCGACAACCAAAGAAAACGATCCTCAGCGTTAATCCACTGAACCCCTTCATCTGAACCCCCCCGCAGTGGTGCCGTATCGTCGGCACCATGAAAAAGACACTCATCGCTTCACTCACCCAGGAAATAAACACCGCTACCCCCGGTGTCATTCAGCTCTTTCCGGCTGGTGAATTCCGCGCCCGAGATGGTCGCCCGACCGAATGCGCCGCCTGGCTGATGACGCGGGAAATTGCAGAGCGCCTTATTGCCGCAGCTGATGCCCGCGATACCCCTTACGTCCTGGACTACGAACACCAGACCCTTCGGGCCGCTAAAAACGGTCTGCCTGCGCCTGCAGCTGCATTCTTCAAAAAGCTGGAGTGGCGGGACGGTGAAGGTTTGTTCGCCATCGATGTCGAGTGGACAGCCGCTGCGGCTGCGATGGTCGAGGCGAAGGAGTATCGCTTTATTTCCCCCGTATTTTCTTACGACAAAACCGGTCAGGTGATGGAGTTGCTCAACGCCGCTCTGACCAATACACCAGCGGTCGACGGGATGGAGGAAGTGTTACTTGCTGCCGCCTCCCTGATGGCCGCGCATTTAACCACAGAGGGTCAGACCGAAATGGATGAAGAATTTCTCAACGAGCTACTGAGCAACCTGCGCTGGATGCTCAATCTGCCAACCGCCTCAACGAAAGAAGAGATCATGGCTGAGCTGCAAAAAATCATCACCATGATTTCCGGTGGCCAGGGGACTGCAGCGGCGTCGGTCAGTCTGCTGGATATCCTGAACCAGAACGCGCAGAACATCGCCGACCTGACGGCGAAACTCGACACGCCTGACCCGGCTAAGTGGGTTTCAGTGGAGGTCATGCATTCAGCCGTTCAGCAGGCGACAGAGCGTGCCGGTGCGGGAAATACCGCCGCACTCGCCACTCAGCAGGCTGAAGCGCTGATTACGGTTGCCCTCGGCGACGGTCGTCTGCTTCCGGCACAGCAGGAATGGGCTGCATCACTGGCGAAATCCGATCCGGCCAGTCTTACCGCCTTTATCGAAAAAGCGCCAAAGATTGCCGCATTGACTACCAGTCAGACGCAGGGGCAACCGCCTGCTGGCCTTCCGTCACGCCCGTCACAGGGTGCTGAAGATGATGCGATTGACCCGGCCATCTGCTCAATGATGGGCAATGACCCGGAAAGTGTCGCGAAATACCTCAAATAAAGGAGAGCGAAATGGATCGTCATACCCCTTATCGCGACGGCCAGCTGTTTGCCGTCCCGGTTGCGGCAGCCACAGAACTCTTTGGCGGCCACATTATTGCGGCCAACGCAGCGGGCTTTGCTGTACCAGGCAGCGCCACTGCAGCCAATACCACCCTCGGCATCTGTGATGGCTGGGTGGATAACACTGCCGGTGCAGCCGGTGATGCGAGCGTGCTGGTTCGTCGCGGTAAAGCCTGGTTCCTTGCCAACAGCACTGCTGACCCGGTCACGCTGGCGCAGACTGGCAAGGATTGCTACGTGGTGGACAGCCAGACCGTGGCCAAAACCAGTGATACCAACGCGCGTCCGATCGCCGGAAAGGTGCTGGGTCTTGAGAATGATGGCGTCTGGGTTCTGATTTAATAAGGAGAGAACCGTGTTAATTAACGTAAAAAATGTGCGTCAGATTTTCATTAATCTGAAAGCGACCTTCCAGAACGCCTTTGATCAGGCTCCGTCCGACTGGCAGAAGATTGCCATGGTGGTGCCGTCAACCGGGAAAGAAAACGATTACAGCTGGCTGAGCCGTTTCCCGAAAATGCGTGAGTGGATTGGTGACAAGGTGGTGAAAGCGCTCGCCGCGTTCAACTACACCATCCGCAACAAAGACTGGGAAGCGACGGTAGAAGTTGAGCGTAACGATATCGAAGACGATCAGATCATGGGCTATGCCCTGCAGGCGAAAGGTGCGGGCCAGTCCGCTGCCGAACTGCCTGCCGATATCGTCTTCGCGCTCCTGAGCAAAGGTTTCACCAATCTTTGCTACGACGGTCAGCCCTTCTTTGATACTGACCACCTTTCGGGGGGCAAGTCGGTCTCTAACAAAGGCACGAAAAAGCTTGCCGTCACCTCGCTTGCCGCCGCAAAAGCAAGTTACGGCGCTGCACGAACCGCCATGCGCAGCCTGAAGGATGATGAAGGCGCGTCCCTGAAAATTCGCCCGACCATCCTGGTTGTGCCTCCGGCTCTCGAAGACGATGCCAACTACCTGATGACGGCTGACCGCTTCCCGGACAATACGCCAAACCCTTACAAGGGGACGGCGGAGGTTCTGGTTGTGCCGGAGCTGACGTCAGATACCGCCTGGTTCCTTCTGGACACGTCAAAACCCGTGAAGCCCCTGATTTACCAGGAGCGTAAAAAACCGGTCTTTGTCGAGCAGACCGACTACAACGCTGACAACGTCTTTATGCGCAAGAAGTTCATCTTCGGTGCTGAAGCACGTGCAAATGGTGGCTACGGCTTCTGGCAGATGGCGTATGGCTCTACCGGGGAGGAAGCATAATGCCGATCCAAATCACTGCCCGCCGTGATGGCTTTCGCCGTCTCGGCATCGCCCACAGCGCGAATACCGTCACCTGGCCGGATGACCATTTCAGCGACGGCGAACTCCAGATTCTGGAAAACGATCCCAATCTGATTGTGGTCCGTTTGCAGGATGTGCCTGAAAAGTCTGGAGACGGGGATGCTGTATCCGCCCTGACCGCCGAGCGTGACGGCCTCAAAACGCGCGTCAGCGAGCTGGAGGCGACGGTTCTGCAGCTCAACCAGGATGGCGATGCGCTTAAGCAGCAGCTTGCCAGTGCAAACGGCACCATCACTGAGCTGGAGACAGTACGTGATGCACTGAGTCAGAAGCTTGATGCGCTGCAGGCCGGTTCGGAAAACACGGACAAAAAGGCCAAGGGGTAAGCCATGTACGCGAACCGGGAGGACATGGTCAGGGCGTTTGGTGAGCGCGAGTGCGTGTCGCTAACCGACCGCAACTACACCGGGCAGATTGACGATGATGTGCTGAACGGCGCACTCGTTCAGGCCAGCGCTGAAATCGACGGTTATCTCTGCGGTCGCTATCCGGTGCCCTGGGCAGATGAGCCCCGTGTTCTCGTCGGTCGCTGCTGCAACATCGCCCGCTATCTTCTGTGCGGCTCTGAGACCCAGATGACAGCTGAAATTCGCGAACGGTATGAAGACACCGTTCGCTACCTGGAAAAAGTTGCGTCCGGGCGAATCAATCTGGGCCGCACGACGACGGGTGAAGTGGTGAAAAGCGGAACCGGTGCGCGGATGGTGTCAGGTGGTCGCGTCTTCGGGCGTGACCAGACTGGCGGAGGAAGTTTCTGATGGTGATTACGGATATTGAAAAAGCCATCGTGGAGCGGCTTCGCAAAGGTATGGGCCGTATGGCTAAGAACGTGCGCTCCTACGGCGGCGAGCTGGACGGCGAGCCTGCGGAGGTACTGCGCCAGCTGCCTGCCGTCTGGGTGACGTTTGGCGGGGTCCAAAAAACCGAGCCATACAGCACAGCACGGCAACGGTTTGTCACGCACGGTCGCTTTGTCGTGGTGGTAGGCGAGCGCAGCCTGCGCAGTGAAGAAGCGGCCCGTATGGGTGGGCCGCACGTACAGGAGGTCGGTACGTACATTCTTGTTGCTGCCGTTCGTCGTCTGCTGTCCGGTCAGGATATGGCGGATACGGGTATTAAAATTGACCCGCTCAGCCCCGGTCGCGTGCGCACGCTCTTCAACACCCAGATAGAGACTCAGGCATTTTCCGTTTTTGCCTGCGAGTTCGACACGAAATGGATTGAGTCAGCGCTGGAGAACGGGCGTTACCCGCTTACGGATGCGCCGGAAGGCCATGTTGATCATATGTTCCAGATTTATGGCGGTGCCACCACCGACGATGACCCGGCATGGCTGAAAACCCGACTCAGTTACGATCTTAAGCAGCCTGATAAAGACAATGCAGCAGAGGACATTATCAGTCATGAGCAAAATTAAAGTAAAAGCCGCCAGTGGGTTGAGCGTGCCGCGCGAGGATAATGCGCGCCGCTACATCACCGATGCGGAACCCCTTGAGGTGGAGAACACCGCTTATTACCAGCGTCAGGTAATGGCCGGTGATCTGATTATTGTCACGGACAGTGACAAGAACACCAAAAACAAAAATAACGCAGTCAGCACGGAGGTGAACGGTGAGCAGTCCTAATATCAGTTTTGACACTATCGGTACGAACCGCAAGCCAGGTCAGTATATTGAGTTCAACACCCGCCTGGCCGTTCGTACCCTGCCGGGTAACACCCAGAAGGTGCTGATGATTGCACCAATGCTGGCCTCCGGTTCGTCTGCACCGCTTGTCATTCAGTCTGTTTTCTCTGATGAAGAGGCTGCGACGTACTTTGGCCGTGGCTCACTGGCGCATCTGATGGCCACGGCGGCCATCGGTGCCTACCCCTATCTGCAACTGCAGATCGTCGGGGTCAGCGATGCGGCCACTGCAACAGCCGCGACGGGCAAAGTCACCCTGACCGGCACAGCATCTTCCAGCGGGAAGCTGAGCGTGACCATTAATGGCACCCGTATTGATGTCGGTATTTCGGCAGCAGATACGGCAGAGACCATTGCGGCAGCGTTGACGGAACTGATTACCCAGAAAGACGGGTTGCCAGTGACAGCGACGGCAAACGCGGGGGAAGTGACCCTGACCTGCCGCCATAAAGGGGCGGTTGGTAACGACATTATTGTCTCTTCCGCCGTGACGGCAGCGGGTATCACAGCAGCGGCGACCACTCTTGCAGGCGGCAATGTTGATCCGGATATTACGCCAGCGCTGGCAGCGGCGTTCTCAGCAGGTCATAACATTGTTGTTTGCCCGTTCTCCACCCAGGAGGCGATGACGGCACTGCGTAACCATCTGACAAACGTCAGCAATGCGATGGAGCAGCGCGGTGCCATCGGCGTGGGTGGCTGGCGCAAGTCGCTTTCCACCGGCATTGCACTGGCAGCCTCACTGAATGACGGGCGTATCACGCTGGGCTGGCATAGTGGCTCGGTAAAAACCCCGGCGCAGATTGCCGCTGCCTATGCTGCTGTTATCGCCAGTGAAGAGGACCCGGCCCGCCCGCTGAACACCCTTGCGATGAGCACGCTGGACGTGACTGCAGTAGAGAGTCAGCCAGGGCGAACCGAGCAGGAGAACGCCCTGCGTAATGGTCTTACGCCGTTTGAGATTGGCCCCGGTGACAAAGTGCAGATCGTTCGCGCTATCAGCACCTACACCAAAAACGCCCAGGGCGTGGATGATGTGGCGCTGCTGGATATCACCACCATCCGAACGCTGGACTACGTGCGCAAGGCCTGCCGTGAACGCATCGCTCTGCGATTCCCGCGCGACAAGCTCAGCTCAAGGACGCCGCCGAAGGTGCGAAGCGAACTGCTTGATGTGCTTTACAAGCTGGAGGAGCTGGAGATTGTCGAGGAGGTGGATGCCAACAAAGACGGTCTTATTGTTGAGCGCGATCTGCAGGATGTTAACCAGCTGAACGGTCGCATTCCTGCGGATGTTGTGAATGGCCTGCACGTCTTTGCCGGTCGAATTGATTTGCTGCTCTGAGGGGTAAACCAGAATGGCTCTTGAAGAATATGTTGGCGCGATCGTCATGGAAGTCGACGGCCAGGAAATTGAAGTGACTGACCTCAAGGAAGATGTGACCACCGGGCGAAAGCTTGTGAAGACGATGAACAAAACGGGCCGCGCCAAAGGTTTCTCCCGTGGCATCGAAGAGATTCAGCTGACCGTTACGGTGGTCATCCCGGAATCCGGCGACCTGAACTGGGGCGGTATTGAAGGTGCGAAAATCACCCAGTATCCACTCAACAGCAGCGGTAAACGTGTTTCTTACCTGGACTGCTTCAGCACTCAGGCCGGGGCTCAGTATACCGTCGATAACGAAGCGAAGCGCGATATCACCATGAATGCACTTCGTCGGGTGGAGGAATAAATGGAAAAGCAGCAGCTTTTATATGGCGTTAAATACGGTGATAAAGTCCATTTTGATTTTGCCGTCAGGATGCCGGTTGTCAGGGACACTATTGAAGCCCTGCGTCTCACTGATGAGGCTTGCGGAACAACCGAAGGGGCATCGGCGGGGTTGTATTATCGCGTGGCGCTGATGGCACTGGCAATTGAAGCACTCGGTTCACTGGATAAGAAAGACATAACACCAGAGTTGCTCCTTGATGGGCTGAATGATGATGATTTCGATCTCATTGATGCTCAGATTGACGCCGTTAAAAAAAAGCGGATGGATTTGAACAAAAGCTCACCGGGTACCGAACCCTCGTCCTCGCCCTCGGGCGATATGGGATCAGTGAACAACAAATCGGAAGCATGACCCGAACGGAGCTCGACGGCTACACCGAAGCACTTGCCCGGTTACATGGAAAGAAAACCGGGCAAACCACCACCCGCACAACCCGCACTGTCAAATCGCAACGCCGGAAGAAAGTCGGCAAACGGAGATAGTCCATGGCGCGTAACTTACAACTGGCGTTGCAGCTGCTTGCTCGTGATACCGGCTCCAAAGTGCTTAAACAGGCACTGCAGGGCATCAGCCGTGATACCAAAGCGGCGCAAAAAACCGATGATGAGCTGGCGAAATCCCGCCAGCAGAACTCAACCACAGCGATTCGCGCTTCCCGTTCTCTCCAGGACGAATACCGTCGCGCCAGTTCGGCGCGATCAACTCTTGGCATTCGCTCAGAGCGCGATATTCAGCGTGAAATACAGCAGACCATGGCGGCCTATAATCGCCTCACCCGCACCGGTATGCTGTCCGCTAATGAGCAGACCAGAGCCTTCTCAGCCATGAAGGATAAAGTGCGCAATTTGCGCAGCGAACTGAACGGTGTTGGTGAAGGTATGAGCCAAATGCAAAAACTAGGTGCTGCAGGCTCAACTATTTCAGCTGTAGCCGGTGGGGTAATGGCAGCAGGCGCAACACTGATCCGTCCGGTCTCGAACCAAATGAGTTACCAGCAGAGACTGGCAATGATGGCTAACACAGCCTATGCCGATCAGGGTCTGGAAGGCAGGCGTACTGGTATGAAGGAGATGGATTCCCTTATCCGTCATTCAGTTAAAACCGGTGGTGGGACTAAAGAATCAGCCGCTGAAACGCTGGATGCTATGCTCGCATCGGGTTCTGTAAGCATGGAATCAGCGAAATCAATGTTGCCTATGATTCAAAAATACTCAACTGCAACAGGAGCAGATCCCGCAGACCTTGCAAATATCGCAATTAAATTAAAACAGTCGTTTGGAATTCAAGATAGTGACCTTGATAAAGCACTGAATATGTCGATTAGTGCCGGACAAAGCGGTTCTTTTGAGTTGAAGGATATGGCTAAGTGGCTTCCGTCGCAACTTGCCAGTGCCGGTAATGCTGGCATGAAGGGACTGGACGATTTTGCAGTGTTATTGGGCTGGAATCAGGCATCAGCCATTACCGCAGGCTCTTCTGACCAGGCTGGTAATAACCTGAATAATCTTTTATTGAAATTAAATAGCCAGGATGCGGCTAATGCCGCCGCGAGAATAAAATTACCGAGTGGTCGAGGAGTTGATCTTTCTGGTAGCCTCGCCAAAGGTGTAGGTAAAGGTGTTAATCCTCTCGAAACATTCAACCAAATTGTAGATAAGGTTGTTGCATCTAATCCTGCGTATAAAAAATTAGAAGAAAAACTTAAAACAGCTCCTGAAAATGAAAGGAAAGATATTATCAATTCTCAGGCAAAAATACTGGAAGGGTCAGGGATTGGGAAAATAATTGCAGACCAACAGGCTTTACTTGCACTTCTCGGATACAGAGGAAACAAAACCTATACGCAGGACGTTATTTCCGAGGCTAATTCTCAGCGTAATTTATCAACGGGAAAAACGGCTGGCGATCTGAATTTTTCCTTAATGTCGGAACAACCAGGATTCAAACTAGGACAACTTGATAACGAGAGAGACTTTCAGGAGATGGATTCAGTCAAACCTTTATCCGATTCCCTTGGATATCTTTCAGATAAATTACTGAAGTATGCAGAGGAATATCCTGGTTTAACCAGGGCAGTTTCTGATGCTGCTATTGGGATTAAAGCAATGGCTTCAGCTGCGGCGGTATTTGGTGCGATAAAATGGATGTCAGGAAGAGGGATTACAGGGGGCAAACCAGCTGGTTCAAACCCTCTTGAAATACTCGCGGAAGGTGCCTCTGGTAGTAATGCCGTACCTGTTTATGTCACTAATGCTCAGGAAATAGGCGGCGATAAAGAAGGTTTCCTTGATAAGTTTCTCGGGGGGAGCAGTGATTTGCCAGGGCAACTAGGTAAATGGGCTTCATATGCAAATGTGGCAAATATTCTTTATGAGTCCGCCAAGGATAAATTCGACTCTGCTGATGAGGAAGCTAAATCCAGAGGGATTACTACAGGTGAGCTTTTTGCACAAAAACTTCAGGAAAAAGAAAATAATAAAAAACCTCTTTTCGATGTTGATCTCTTTTCGATGGTCAAGTCCTGGTGGAGTTCTCCTGCAACAATAGGCCAAAACTCACCAGCAACAACAGGCGTGCCGTCTTATCTGTTGCCTCAGCAGCAACAAAAGCCTCAGCCAGTAAACATCACAACCAAAGTCATGCTCGATAATCGTCAGATTGCAGAAGCGGTCAATGAGTACAATGGCGATCAATCCGTTCGCGGCTCAACAGGAGGCCCGCAGTGAGCTGGGAAGATTCATTACAGGATGCCTCATTCAGGGGCGTCCGCTTTGATGTGGTTAATACCCGTGACAGCGCCAGCCGCGACATTGCGACGTATGAGTATCCCTATGTCGACGGTGGTGACGTTGATGACCTAGGCCGCAAGCCTCGTAACCTGCGGATGACAGTCCTTTTCTGGGGCGATGATTACGATGTGCGGCTGCAGGCGTTTCTGGCCGCGCTGGATACACGCGGCAGCGCGGAGTTAATCCACCCGGTTTTCGGCTCCATGACGGGCATGCAGTGCATTGAGTATCAGGCATCGCATGAAGCGGAGAACGTTGATTACTGCGTTGTCGAAGTGGTCTTTATCCAGGGGGGACTTAATCTGCCTTTCTTTGGCAGTGACTTCCCGCTGTCGAAAGCGGATATCATTTTCAACCAGGCGCAATCCGCTCTGGAGAAAGCCCAGACGGCCATCGACAATATTCTCTCGCCTCTGCGTACAGCGAAAAAGTGGATGAAAAAAGCGAAATCGCTGGCAACCACGACGCTGAATATGGTGACCGTGCTTAAGGGGGAACTGACGGGATTTGTCAGTACCACCTCGGATTTTGTTAATTACCCGAAAGCGTTCATGAATGACCTCCAGAGTGCGCTGAGCCTGACGTCGTTTCAGTCCAAATCAAGTGTCAGCAATAACCCCGGAAGCTATTCACAGTCCTCAGACGTTTCCGGTACAGCGGGCATCGTGATGGCCGACTGGAAGAATGGCCGTAACAATCTGCAGGATGTGGCCGCATTACCTCAGCAGATAGTGACCGGGCAAAAGACGGTTGCTGTTGCCGTTCCGGCAGGCTCATCAACATCGGATATTACCGAGCTGGTAACGGCGGTAAAAATTCAGGTTGCGATCCAGCTGGCACTTGATGCTTCCGACATACTCAGTGACAGCAGCATCAGCGATATTTTGTCTCCTGTCGATATTGAGCAAATCACCAATGACACCAGGACGGCCATTCAGGAGGCAATCGACCAGACGCGGGACACCTTTGCTGCCGATACGCAAAACGTGAGCGCCGGTGAAACACCAGGTGGCGTGACCTGGCAACCCGTGGTCGAAGGTCTTAAGGATATCGCCCTGACCGTTCAGGAGCTGGGCGCAGCGGTTATTACCAGCAGACCGCCACTGACCACGCGAGTGGTATTGTCCGACACCAATCTGCATCTGCTGGCCCACCTGTGGTACGAGGACTACACTCGCGCCACCGAGCTGCTGCGCCTTAATCCGACACTACGTAATCCTAACAATATCAAAGCCGGTGACGTTCTGAATGCCTACTCAAGATAAAGATTCGCAGAATACAGTGAGCCTGGTTATTGATGGCAAAATCCATAGTGCATGGAGCCGCTATCAGATTGACTCCGATTTTCTGATCCCCTCCGATGCATGGAGCGTAACGCTTGGGCTGCCTGACGGTATTTTCCCTCCGGCCATTAAACGTGGTGTACCGGTGCTGGTCAGGGTGGGTAATGATGTTGTCATGTCCGGTCGGGTGGATGTGGTTCAGCGCCGGGTATCCCGTCAGCAGGTCTCTTTATCGCTTTCCGGTCGCGATGGCGCAGCCGTGCTTGTTGACTGCGCTTCACCAGTTTTCACCTCCCGCCAGCTCAGTCTTGAAGAAGTGATCGCCCAGGTTGTAAGGCCATTGGGGATAACGAACATCCGCATCGAGGCTGAATCATCCCTGCGTAATGACAAGGTCAGCGTGGAGCCCGGAGAACGTGCGTGGGATACTCTTGAACGTGCAGCTGCCGCACGCGGGTTATGGCCATGGTTTGAACCAGATGGCACGCTGGTGATTGGTGGGCCGGACTATACAAAAGACCCTGTGGCCACGCTTGTTTTGAATCGCGATGGCCGGGGAAATAATGTTCTCGATCTCAGTGACCGGTCATCCATTACCGGGGCGTTCTCTGAACTGACAATGCTGGCACAGGGACACGGCCAGGGGAAAAAGTCAGGGAAGCTGGAAGTTATTGACGTTGATGACCAGAGCGCTGAGTCTGAAGACGATGATGATGCCGACGCAATTTATGACAGCACCGGCTCTGCAGAGAATGGCTTTCATGGCTTACGTAGTACCGTTCGCGACGGTACCGTACCTTTCTATCGTCCGCAGATTATGGTTGCCGGTGATGCTGATAATCAGGCGCAGGTTGATTATCGCGCGAGAAAGGCCATGGCTGACGCCCGTCTGAGCGGGTTTGATCTGACGGCTATTGTTAAAGGCCATCGCATGGAGAACGGTCAGTTATGGCAGCCGGGCCAGCGTATACGTGTTCGAAGCGAGCCACATGGCATTGATGACATTTACTTCCTCATGGGAAGAGAGTTTTCAGGTGGACGGCCAGACAACACCATGACCACCCTGCGTCTCAAAGAGGACGCCATATGGATACCGGATGCTTATCCGAAAAAACGCAAATCACGTAAGCGTCGCGCCAAAGTAAATAAAGAGCTGGAGATTATCGATGTGGAACAAAATTGATTCTCGTATTAACACGGCGTTAAACCGTATAAGACAAGCCTTCAGGGGCGTTTTAATAAGGGTTAACAGCGGCGGTGATATTCAGACCATTCAGGGTAAAGGTCTGGCTACTGAGTCTCTGCAGGATGTGGAGATGTTCCAGCAGTACGGTTTTACATCCAACCCGCCCAGGGGGACTAAAGCCATTATGCTCCCGCTTAACGGGCGCACCAGTCATAGCGTGGTGATTGCCACGGAACACGCTGCATACAGGCTAAAGAGCCTGAAAAGTGGTGAGCTTGCCATTTATTCGGATGAAGGAAGCAACATTATTCTGAAGCGCGGAAAAATAATTGAAGTAAACTGCGATGAATATATCGTTAATACTAAAAAGCACACGGTGAATACCGAACAACATATTGTTAATACCAAAACGTATAAAACCACAGCCTCAGAGCGGGCAGATTTTGATACACCACTGCTGAAAGGCAGTAATGAAGTCGCTGACGGCAAGTCTACGCTGAACACCATGCGTGAGACTTTTGACGGTCACGACCACGACCACGGCGGTGACGCAGGCACAACGCAGAAACCTAATCAGCAAATGTAATTTGTGGTAACGTAAGTTCTCCTTCAAAAGCAATACCCACTGAACCCCTTCACCGATAATTTAAATTTCCATGCCGATAGTATTACGGCATGGAAATGTTGATTGATCCAACGACCGGCGATTATACCGGCGACAGCTCAGACACTTTAGCGAATGCCGTCTATTTACGGCTGATGACACCCCTTGGCTCATGGTGGGCTGAGCCAACTCTGGGCTCTCTTTTACATACACTCCGCCGCGAAAAGGATGTGTCCCGCGTTCAGAAACTCGCGGTGCAGTATTCGCAGCAGGCCCTGCAGCCGATTATTGACGACGGTCGCGCCCAGTCCATTTCCGTTACTGCAGAGCACTGGCAAAAAGGCTGGATGCTGCTTCATATCACCGTCACGTCCGCGAGCGGAACGCCGCAGACCTGGAAATATCCGGTTAAGGTCAGCTGATGCCATTCATTACCAAAAATGCCGCGCAAATTCGCACTGACATTCTTCGGGATATCAAAAATCTCCTGCAGTTGTCAGATGATAAACTTGGCCCGGACAGCGACTGGTATGTCCGGGCATCGAGTGTGGCCAGCGTTGCCGAGGGGATTTATCAGCATCAGGGATGGATAGTCCGTCAGATATTTCCGGATACAGCTGATTCAGAATTTCTCTATCTGCACGCCCGCTTACGTGGTTTAAGCAAAAAAGCAGCCAATAGCGCCTCCGGGCCTGCCACGTTTACCGGCGAACCGGGAGCGGCGGCGGCTGCCGGTCTTGTGTTCAAACGCGACAGTGTTTCGTGGACAACAACCGAAGAAATTACTATCGGGTCGGATGGAAAAGCATCCGTAAATGCAATGTCTTCTCTGTCCGGGACTGCGGGTAATACCACCTCAGTCACATCGGCAACATTGACCACTACACCTGACGGGTTTGACAGCACAGTGACAGTAGGCCTGATGACTGGCGGAACGGATGAGGAAACGGATGCAGAGCTGCTTGCACGTCTGCTTGAAATCATCCGCCGACCTCCTGCAGGCGGCAATAAATATGATTACAAACGCTGGGCGCTGGAGGTATCAGGCGTATCCGCCGCATATGTTTACCCTTTGCGGCGGGGGCTGGGTACCGTTGATGTTGTGATCACGTCTGCAGGTGGGCTGCCGTCTCAGGATGTGATCGACAGGGTGCAGGCTCACATTGACGATGTCCGGCCTGTTACAGCAAAAAACACGCTGGTGCTCATGCCTGTCATCCGTACATTTGACGTACTCGTGAAGGTATCACTGGAGGGCACCACCCTCGCAGCAGCCAAACAGGCTGTCGCCGGAACGCTGGAGGACGATGACTCGCGCCGAGAGCCTGGAGTGGCTTTTATTCGCAGCCAGGCGGGGACATTGATTTCCCTCATTCCAGGTATCACCGACTATGACATCGTTACACCATCGGCAAATATTCAGCCGGTAATCGATGCCACGAAAGTCGAATGGCTCAGATTAGGAAATGTTGAGGTAGAGCTGCTATGAGCTACTTCACACTGTTAAATCGCCTGCTGCCACTCATTTCGTACAGTCCTGGCCAGCCCCTGCTTGATGCATCATTGCGATCAGAAGCAGGCGTATTTGACACTCTCGATACGTCTGCAGGACTTGTCGAAGGTGGCGTTACTCCATTTTTTGCCCGCAGCCTTTTATCTGACTGGGAGCGCGTTCTTGACCTTACTCCTGCTGAAGATGCCACATACCAGCAACGCCAGCAGCGTGTTCTGGCTAAACTGGCCGAGGTCGGCGGCCTCAGTATTCCGTACTTTATTCAGTTGGCCAGTAACCTTGGCTACATTATCACAATTGATGAACCGCAACCTTTCAGAGCGGGAGTTAACCGCGCCGGTGATCGCCTCTGGGTTGAAGACATTATCTGGGTCTGGCGCGTCAATATTCAGAACTCAGGAACGCAATCCTATCGCTTTCGCTCAGGCAGCTCAGCTGCAGGTGAGCGTCTGACAACGTTTGGTGATCCGATTATTGAAGAAGTCTTCCGTGATCTCAAACCAGCCCATACATTTTGCTACTTCGCATATCAGGAGAATGAATAATGCGGCCCTTAATGCCACCGGTGCAGACGCCGGATAATCTTTTCCATGATGGTAATCCGCTCACAGGTGAGTTGGGGACCATTGTTGATGCTGAGCATCTGAATAACGTGCAGGGGGCTGTCAGAGATGCGCAGTCGGAGCTTATTACTGTCCTGACCGCTGCCGGTATTAATGTTGATCCATCTAAACAAAACCAGTTGTTAACAGCACTTAAAGCGCTGTTACTGAGTCGCTCAAATCCATTTGCTGATATCAAATCCGATGGTGCGGCTGCTATTGCTACCGCTCTCTCAAACCTTGGTTTGAAAGAAGCTGCGAAACGAGACGTCGGAACAGGTGCTGGACAGATACCTGATATGTCCAGCTTTACCAACGCAAGTGGGTGGCAAAAGTTGCCGGGTGGGAAAATCTTACAGTGGGGAAAAGCGGGCTTTCCTGTGGGACAAACTCAGGTTTCAGTACCATTCCCTATCAGTTTCCCCGGTGTGGTAAGTAATATTCAGCTTACATTTTCCGATATTAACTTTTCTGCTGGCACACCCTCGCCAACTTTAGCCGTGGTAAATGGCACCGTTAACGGTGCAGGATTTGGGGCGTATATGTCCGGCGCAGGTGGTTTCAATGCGTACTTTTTTGCTATCGGGAGTTAACGTGAATACATATTTTTATAGCGCCAAACACAACAGCTTTTTTCCGCTGGAACTTAAAGATGATTATATCAATGGCATCGGTTGGCCCGAGGATGCTGTCGAGATAACAGAACAGGTATATAGCGAATTTGCGGGTGAGCCACCTGAAGGACAAAAAAGAGTAGCTGGAAAAAATGGATTACCCGAATGGGAAGACATTCCTCCTCCGACCCATGAAGAAATTGTGGCGCAAGCGAAGGTTGAAAAGCAGAGCCGAACTGATGCTGCAAACGACTACATAAACAGCAATCAGTGGCCGGGAAAAGCGGCTATGGGCCGCTTAAAAGAAACTGATAAAGCGAGATATAACACTTGGCTGGATTACCTGGAAAATATTGAATCCGTTGATACCTCAACGGCCCCGGATATCACCTGGCCTAATCCGCCGGAAGTATAGGCCACTTGATATTAGGTGCCCCGGAGGTGTCAACCACCTCCAGAGCATCAAGATAATCCAGCCATAGATTGTACTGCGCCAGCTCCTCACCCTTTAGTCGACCTATGGCCGCTTTGCCGGGCCACTGTTTGCTGTTCATGTAATCATTGGCAGCGCTTATACGGCCTTCCTTCTCAAGGTTCGCGTCCTGAATTAGCTGATCTTTGGTTTTATCAGGTTCTGGAGGGGAGATAAACTGCGTGCCATCATAGCTCCATCCGATACTTACCTGACTATCCTCAGGAATTGCAATAAGCTCGCCATTAATATCTTTCGCAAAGCTGGTATCTTTGCCATCCCACAAAATAGCATTAATCACAAGCCCATCTTTAATTACTGCAAACTCTTTCATTATGCGTACTCCCAGATAATAACGATCCCCGGTGCGCCATTACCGCCCCGTGAGCTTGCGGCCGTGGATGTATGTACTGATACTGCGCCACCACCACCAGAGCCGTAACCATGAGCATCCATTCCTCGCTGTGTACCAGAACCGCCAGCATTGATTGTCATTGCAACTCCACCCGCACCGTAATTGCTGCTTCCACCACCACCGCCAGTTGCGTTCGAGTCTGAATAGAGGATTCCATAAGAGCCAGAAGAGCCTATAGAGCTAACAATCACCGAACCAGAAACCGGTGCAGAACCGATTGCAACATTTCCCCCCGTGGGGAAGTTATTAAAAGCCACTCCTTTAGGACCACCATAGCCTCCGGGCGCTGATACAGCCCCAAATGATGTTGTTCCGCCAGTGCTACCATCTGCACCGAGTGGCGCAGGCACACCGCCAGAACCACCTGCGCCGATGACAACACTTACTGGCCCTGTCGGGATATGTTTGCATACAGCATAAGAACCTGAAGCTCCGCCAGCACCTGCCGCAGCTCCCGAACTTGGAGTAGCCGCGTTACTGCCACCACCACCACCACCGCCAAGAACTTCGGCAATAACAAATTTCGTTCCCGTTGTTGGTCTATATGTTCCGCTAGCGGTAAAGGTCTGGACATTAATCAGTCTTCCGGTGCCATCTCCCAAACCAACATTTTTGAGAATGACCATCCAGCTCACCAGTGGCATGCTTTCTGCCTTTTGCAGGGGATAAAACCATGCTTATTGGGTATGTAAGGGTGTCAACAAATGACCAGAACACCGCATTGCAGCGAACCGCGCTGGAATGCGCAGGATGTGAACTGATATTTGAAGACAAGATCAGCGGTAAAACCTCGGAGCGTCCAGGGCTAAAACGTGTGCTTAAGACGCTGGGAAAGGGGGATACGCTTGTGGTCTGGAAACTAGATCGCCTTGGGCGCAGCATGCGCCATCTTGTCCTGCTGGTAGAGGAGTTGAGGGAACGAGATATCAATTTTCGCAGCCTGACCGACAGTATAGATACGTCTACCCCAATGGGACGTTTCTTCTTTCACGTTATGGGCGCATTGGCTGAGATGGAGCGTGAATTAATTGTGGAACGCACAAGGGCTGGTCTGGCAGCAGCAAGGGCTCAAGGCAGAGTGGGAGGAAGACGCCCGAAGTTTACAGCTGAACAGTGGGATCAGATGGGGAGACTAATTGCAGCCGGAGAAACACGGCAGCGAGTTGCGCTTATTTTCGATGCCGGTATATCCACTCTTTATCGTCGGTTCCCGGCTTCATCATTTTAATCAGGTGAGTTGCGTGGCGTTTTAATTTGCACTGTGCGCAATATCGGTATTTCGCTCGGTTGCTGCGGTGCATAATTTTATGCGTTTCGGTGCGAAAAATTTCGCCGCGCTACACTAGCGCATCGGATTATTTATGAGATACACCATGGAGCTATTCCTGCAGGCTACCAAGTTGACCATATTGATGGCGAAAGACTTAACAATAATATTGAAAACCTCAGGCTGGCAACCAACAGCATTAACCAGCGAAATAGGCGGAAAAGCTCGAAAAACACCTCAGGAGTGACAGGGGTTTGTTTTGACAAAAACACCGGAAAATGGGTTGCGAGACTTTGCAAGAAGCACCTTGGGAAGTTCGTAAACTTTGAAGATGCATGTACCGCTCGCGCTGAGGCTCTCCGCAGTCATGAAGGTTTCACATCCCGCCACGGTGAGTGACATGGATAAATCCGACTTCATCAAAGTTGTTATTGGAAAGCCATGGGCCAACAGGAGTTGCACATTCGGTGCGATGGATTGTTGGGCATTGGTGGTGCTGTATTACCGGCACGTTCTCGGCATTGAGCTGCACCAGACGCCGGACTACGAAGCCGGAGCTGACTTCTTCACCTGCTATCAGGGCGACGTCGTTTTCTGGCGCCAGGTCGATAAGCCGGTAGAGGGCGGGATATTCGTGGGGTATCGCGGCGCGCAGCCTGCGCACGTTGGCCTTGTGCTAAACCGTCAGGCGCTGCATGCGCGCGGTGAGGGCGGCAGTGTGCGCATGGACTCGTTGCTGGTCATTCAGCGGGCATTCACCAAAGTGGAGTACTTTTCGTATGGCGCTGGTTGAGATATCAAATTTTCCAGGAACGCCTAAGCTGCGTTGCAGGGTGCCAAACGGCACCCTTTTTTATGACTGGCTGGCGGCAAATGACGCTACCTTTCACCGCGATCTGCTGATCGTCCGCAACGGCGTGAAGTTGGGCGACGATGACGAGCTGGCGTTTGAGCTGAGTGAGCTGGACCACATCCAGATATTCGACCAGCCGAAGGGCATTGTCGGCGACATCCTGAGCCCGATATTTAAAGTGGTGGGTCAGGTGTTTTCGTTCCTGGCGCCGAAGCCCGCTATCGCGAACAACGGCGGTAATACCGTCGACTCACCGAACAATAGCCTGACCGGTCAGACAAACACCGCGCGTGTGTATAAGGCCAAGCCGGACATCTACGGACAGATTCGTTCATTCCCGGACCTGATTCAGGAGTCGGTATTCGAATACGTTCACCAGACGTCCACCGACGGCGGCCTGAAGTACGTAACGGAATGGATGTGCATCGGGATCGGCAAATACGATTACGAGTCTGTGCGCTACTCAGAATCAAGCCTGGGCTCTCTTGCTGGTGCCGAATTCCAGTTCTTCCAGCCTGGCGAAGTAATCCCGCAGATCGTCGAAGGCTACGGGTTTGATGACGTCGACGGGCAGGAGGTCCCCGGGCAGAACGAGGCCAGCGATTTTCCGTTAGAGAGCGCTACTGCAACAACCGTGGTCAGCGGTACGTACTCCGGCGGCCAGATAGCGATGAAAATCGTGAAACAGGCCGAGTTTGACTACTTTATGGGGCTGGTGCTGCCGCATGCGGTTACCTTCACCATCAACGTTACGTACAACACAGCATCAGGCAGCGTAACCACTGACGCGACATTCTCCGGGACGCTGATCTCCGCCGTTGAAACAAACGACGGCGCTGTGGTTAATCCGGTGCGCTGGTACACGTTCACGATGAACCAGCTTGATGGTCATCAGGACATCCCGGCGAATGCCACGATCAACACAACGAAGTTCATCCTCAATGACAACGAGGCTCTGATCGTCGGACCGTTCTTCTCTCCTGTCGAGTCAACTCAGTTGTGGCTGCATACCCAGTCCAGCCTTGGAGGAAATAAGGAAACGAACTGGAAGGTAGTCATCTGGAAAATCGACGACGATTATAACCAGGTTCCAGGCACCCAGCAGACTTTCACATACCGGCAGACGACACCGCATGACTCAACAAGTGAGGTGTTCTACCGCACAGACAAAATCACACCGTCCGGCGGCTTTGGGAAATACGCGGTCAGCTTCCAGCGCACGGATAACTCCGGCGATGCTTCACTGCTGAAGGTCGAAGAGATCCACAGCATCAACATCAGGACGAACGTCGTTCATCCGACCGACACGCTGGTACGAGTGAAGGTGAGAGCGACTGAGAACGCGCTGGGGAGCCGCGAGCGCAAATATAACGCGCTGGTGACACGTCATACCATCACTTACGACCTGGACACGCAGACGGTGGATTACACGCTGCGTCCGTCACGCTCGTTCGCTGATGCTGTGGCGCACACCTGGCTGATTATGGGCGCGCAGCCGGTAAGCAGCATTGACCTCTACGGGCTGTATTCGATTGCTGAAAGCCTGCCTGATGAGCGCCTGGGTTATTTCGACTACACGTTTGATGACGAGAACGACTCGCTGGGCGACCGCGTGCAGGCGATCTGCAATGCGGCGTCAGTGGTGGCGTACTGGGACGATGGCGTGCTGACGTTTACTCGCGACCAAAAAGTTGATTACCCGGCTGCAGTATTCAATCGTGCCAACATGAAGACGGACGAATACAAAATGACGTACGAAGCCACTCTTCCGGGCGGCTACGACGGCGTGCAGGTGTCCTATGTCCACCCGACCACGAACAACAAGACATACATCAATTACCGCGTGCTGAACGGCTCCATCATCGAACAGGAAGCAGAGAACCCGAACAAGCTCGAGATAGTCGGCTTCCGTAACGAGTATCAGGCTCGGGAACGCGCGCTGCGCGAAACGAAGCGGCTTATCTACTCCCGGGTGAAGATGAACGCTAAGGTGTTCGAAGACGGCATTATCCAGGTTGGCAGCGTCATTCAGATGCCTGACATCTACGACAGCAACCAGCAGCAGGGTTACATCACCGGCCGCGCCGGGAATAACTTCGATACCAGCGAACCGATAGCGTTTACCGGTTCAATGTACGTGCTGGTGACCGACAGTCTGGGTAACCCAACCCTGCGCTATCCGGCCACCGCCCGTAGCGATACCAAGTACGGATTCACCGCGGCAATACCAGACATTCAACTCAACATCTGGAACGGAGATACAGTGCAACTCCCGTCGCGTTATCTCATCGCGACAGTGGAAGAACTGGACAGCCAACTGTGGACGGTAAACAGCATCAAACCGAACACTGATAACACAGTCTCCCTGACTGTCGCGGAATACAGCGACGCCATCTACCAATAAGATTTTTCCCGACAATCCCAACCCGGCCACTGCGCCGGGTTTTTTATGGAATCAATATGGCTACGCAACCTACTCAAGACGCAGTACCAAGTGAATCGCCTCGCGACCTGAAATTTAACGCGGGGAAAATTGACGAATTTGTTACGTCTGAAAACCATGTTTATGTTGACAGGTTTGGCGAAGAGCATCGTACAATTGAGGGAATAAATTACGATGCGAATCAGGCAATTCTGAATTATGGCTATATCACGAAGGATTCTTTTGAAGATGGCAGCACCATTAGCCTTGCTAACGAGTGCTTACGCTGGGAGAGCAACGGCGAGTACTACAGATGGGATGGGCCGCTCCCCAAAGTAGTTCCCCCTGGATCTACGCCTGATAGCACTGGTGGGATTGGTAAGGGGAAATGGGTAGGTGTTGGTGATGCATCTTTAAGGGCTGCGCTGGCGGCGCCGGGCGGCGTGAGTCTCGTTAATGGAGCTCTTTCTCAGCAAAGTCTGGTTCTGCAGTCAATTACTAAGATCCCAAGCTATGTTAACTCGAACGTAGTGCAGGCATGGCGTGATAGTGTTGCTTCATATGGGTATGTTTACTTCTCGAATCATTCAAAATCTCAGATGGTTTACACTGTGCCGTCTACAGCTGCGAATGCTTCTTTCCTGGCTAACAGCAAAGTTATCATCGACAAAAATGTAACTCTGCGGTTCGATAGTGATTTGTACTCCCTCTTCAAATCACTTCAGTACGAAGGCGAGGGAACATTTGAATTCACCAACCTGAACTTTAAAACAACCGGAGGGGAAACGAGATATCTTGCAAAGCAGGCCATTCTAAATCGTAATCCGGTTAGAATGAAGCGCGTCGAGTGGGCTGATTGCAAGGTATATTCTGTAAATGGAGATACATTCACAGCAGGCGGGATCAATAATTCTTCTGATAGTGCAGCCATTTTTTCATTAGCAGCGAATCTGACAACAGGGCTTTTTGCCCCTATTGCGGTTGGTGAACACATTTCAGCACATATCCGTATGGAGTCTCAGGTTGCAACTGAAATAGGGCTGTTGCTTCGTTGTTCTGCAGGATGGATGATGTTCTACGGTGCTCCAGGGGCAACGCAGTGGAGTTATAGACAAAAACCGGTTGGAGGTGCAGTAGCAAACGGAACTCCATTTTCCATCCCTGGCAACCTTCTTTCCTATGCGCCAGGAAAGGCCACTATAGGTGTGTCTTTACAGGCAAAAAACATTGCTTTGATTACCATGAATGGCGTCGGTATCCGTGTTCCATTCGATACTTCAGAGGTAGGTGATGTTTATGAGGTGGGATTTGTTGCGCTAACAGCGTCATCATCAGGCGTTGCTCGTGTAACTGGGCTATGCAGCTATATTTCGAACAATGGCGTGCATGGTAAGCCGCCACTACATATTCTGATTCATGGAGATAGTACGGCTGAGGATTTCATTTCCGCGTTCAGCTCGTACATTCCGCAATTAATGGATGGAGCGAACGGCCACCGTTCATATAGCATTGTAAACAAGGCAATTGCCGGGCAGACAATGAGGCAACAGCTAGATCTCCTGAAGGCTCAGGGGCCGGGTGATGCTTACATTGTTATTATGGTTGCCGGAACTAACGAAGGGCAGGCAAATCAGAGCGGAGATTATATGGCTGCGCTGGTTGAGGAGTTTGTACTTTATTGCAATGGCCTTGGTCGTATCCCTGTTTGGGTTGAGCCTTGGATGTGGTATAGCCAGTCATTTATTGGCGGCGCTGGTCAACCATCAGCTAATTACGATGGTGTGGCGGAGTTGCGCGAGGCAGGAAAGCGGAAAATGATGAAATATGGCAACAATGTTATTTGTGTAAGCACCACACACCAATTACCAGCTCCACTGCCTGAATATTTCGGTACACAGTATGATCCATTGTTACGTGATGATATCCATCAGAGCCAGCTTGGTTATCGTCTTTATGCGGAAATTATTTGCTCAGCAATTATTGACTGGTGGTCAAGGGTTGATTTCACACCGAGGTCTGCCGTTCAGTGGTGGGCTGGGACGAACGTAACCGTACAGACACCATCAAGCTTAACTGGTAATTCAATAAATGTTAAACTTGCCGCTACGTCATTTGCAAATGGCAATACAGTATTGACGTTGCCAAGATGGTGCAGACCACCTGTTAACAAAAACATTCCTGTGCCATTTACAGCTGACGGAACATCATTCGGAATGGCTATGGCAACGATAAACGCTTCAACAGGGGCGATAACGATTGTTGGGTCCACTACAACATCCCCAACATTCTACATTGATGCTTCATGGTAAAAAAGCAAGGGCCGCAACGCGGCCCTTTCACCTACTTCACATGTTTATTAATTTCTCTCATCCAGACGGCATATCCATTTTTGTTTAAATGAACACCGTCATCAAAGTATAAATCATTTTTTTTATCAGATAAAAACTCAGCGGGAACTTCGATCACCTTACAGTTAACTTTACGAGTGCATAATTTATCAATTATGGTGTTAATCATGCTTATTCTTGAGTTAACATGGTCAACATCTTTTCTTGCTCCACTTATGATTGGCAAAACTTTCAATGCATAAACATTGTCAACGATGGAGGCGTTTCCAAGTAATTTCTCATAATCCATCGAAATCTCTTCTTGTGTTTTCGAACCCATAGCATCGTTAACACCGCCCTCAATTATTGCGCCTTTATACCCAGATGCTTCGTAATCTTTTGACAAAGACAAAATCTGAGATATTGAATAACCACCTACACCCATGTTTACATATTTAAAGTTTAGACCATAAGGTGACATGCCTTGAATGAGCGAATCCCCGTATATTATGTAGTCACCATCGGCCTGGTTTGCATTCATTTTTTTAAAGTCGAGCATTACCGACTGAAAGTCAGATACGCGCTTAGTTGACATATAAGATTGAAAATGACGGTAAGCTACGGCACTAGACGCACACAACAGAAATGCAACTCCAAGCGCCATAACAATTTTAAGTTTTGATTTGTCATTATCAGATTTAAGGCTATTTATTAATTTTTTACCCATTTGTATTCCTGGGTTTTCAATTAGTTTTTCGCAAACAACCGCAGCTACAAATGAAATAGAAACGACAATAATATAAAAAGCCAGCAGTTTAATTGAAGGCGAAAAATCTGGAATATGCTTGTTTATAGCCCTCATTACGTATGATGTAAAAACAATATGCGTAATATACATAGCAAATGAAAGCTGACCTATCCTTCTTAGGATTTTCGGAGAGGCATTAGAGCGCTCAAGTCCTGATATAAGGAAAATAAATGCAATGGCTGAAATGGCTGGCACTATGCTGTAAAGAATGTGTCTATTCATGCTAAAAATAAAAATAGACACTGTAATTAGTGCTGCAAATAGTAGGTATGATGTTGTTTTGGAACTTACTATTTTATCAGCTCCATAAAATATCATGAACCCAGCAATAAATACACTTAGGTTGTTTGATATATTAAAGTACCAGAATGAGTTATTAAAGAAGCCAAGATTTGAATGCGATGAATAAAAAAGCTGAAACGCAAAGTTTAGTGTTGTTATAAATACCCACACTATAAATATTGCTTTTAATCCGGCCTTTCTATGCATTTTATCAAAAATGATAAAAAGTGCTGGGAATAATGCATAAAATATAAATTCAGTACCTATTGACCAACCGCCAGGAACAATTGTGTTATTGGCTGATGGAACCATTCCATGCAGCATAAATATATTTGAAAGAATATTTATAGCTGAATACTGACCTTCATGCATGTATGGTGCGCCAAGGTACTTGGTGCCAACATAGTTAAGAACAAAAAAACCAATAATTCCGCAGTAATATAATGGTGCAATCCTAAAAAAACGCCGAATGAAATATTTAATTGTTGGGTTTCTTTCACTCGATCTCCTGGCGTGAGACATGCACAGAGTCAAAGCAGAAGCCACAAAAAATAGCTGCACACCCATTTGCCCGAACGAAGCCACAGAACCAACCAGCCCAGGAAGACCATCAACTAACTGGGAAGTATTGACCATTATCACCATTAAAATGGCTATGCCCCTGGTTGCATCTATGTAGCCTAGTTTGTTAACTGTATTGTCAACTTTCATACATCCTCTGATACCATTTTATTTTGTTAAGTATTTTCAAATGGAAGAAGGAACAGCACAACCATTTTTTTGCCAAGCTGGAAAAATTGATAGGCGATGGGATACCACTTAACTATACTGTATGCGTATACAGTATTTCGGAGGTGTACCATGGGTTTTCCGTCGCCAGCAGCAGACTATGTTGAAGAGCGCATATCACTCGACAAGCGTCTCATCGCTCACCCTTCTGCCACGTACATGATGATAGCCGGCACGACATACCTGCGTGCGGGGATCATGAAGGGGGCCATGCTCATCGTCGATTCATCACTGACACCGAAAGACGGTTCTCTGCTTGTCTGTGCCGTTGATGGTGAGTTCAGGATCATGCGGTACAGGGCGATACCGCATCCATGCCTGGAGAACCCTGAAAATGGAAGGATGGAGCCGTTACCATCGAAGGATGACGCCTCGGATACTTCGCGGCCGGTGTTTGGGGTGATCACCTATAGCATCAACGATGCTCGCTCGGGTGAGTTCGACGACTGCCCGGTGATGTAA